AGGTCGCCGACCCGGCCGCGTTCGCTGTGCCCAGGGTCAGCGCGGGGGTTGCATAGCTGATCGATCCCAGCGTTATCTTGACCTTACCACCGCCCAGGTCCGTGACCATCCCGGCGGGCACCACGAACTTCATCAGAAGGCCGCCGTCTGGCCGAACACTCGGCCGTTGAGCCTGGCGCCGACCACGCTGTTGACCTTCGTCCAGGTGGCGGCCACGAAGTCCAGCGTCGAGCCTAGACCGGAGCCGAGCGTCTTGGTCTGGCATGCCGATAGCGCCATCGTTCCAGCCGCCAGCGAGCCAAGCGCGAACACCACCGAGGCGCTCGTATTGCGCAGGACCAGCCAGTAGAGGCCGGGCGGGAGGTAGGTCCCGGGCGTCGAGATGTTGACCGTCTGGACGGCGGTGGCGGTGTTCGAGCGGCTCGCGAAGTTGGCGCCCGCGATCTCCGCGAGGGTGTTCTCACCGGAGTTGCCGTTGTTCAGGTACTGGCGGTAGAGCCGTCCCTCGGTCGTGCCGGTGCCGGTCCCGTTGTAGTAGCTGATCGACTGCAGGAGCATGTGGCCCTGAACCAGGGTCGGAATGGCCACCGCCCCGCCGCTTATTGCCAGGGCCACCGACGTCGTGTAGACACCCGACTGCTCGAAGCCCAGCGGGAAGGCCCACGGGCACCAGCCAGCATCAGGGAGTTCCCGGGATCGCTGCGTGTCGTAATACTCCACGGCGTGCTCGGTCGTGTCGTATCCGAGGTTCCCCTCCGTTGTGCCGGGCACCGACTGCGGTATACGGAAGGTGACCGGGGCGAGCGACGCTCCACCGCCCGTTGCCCCAGTCCCGGTGGCCGCGTGAGTATGGTCGCCCGGGATCGTCGGCATGCCGTGGAGGTGAGCAGCGTCTGCATACCTGCCCGTCGCTCCGGCGGCAGCCGTGGCGCCAGACGTCTCAGCCACGATGTCCCCGACCACCCCCACCGCAACGGGGTTGCCTGGAGCGCCCATGACGAAGTCGATCTCGATAACGCCCGTCACGTCGACGGAGCCGCCATCGGTTGCTTCGTCAGCGGCCTCCCGGGGGTGGCGGTGCGTCTCCAGGGCCGGGTCGTCGCCGGACGCGCCCGCGTACCCGGTGTCGCCCGGAGCAGAAGCCGCAGGCGTGACGGGCAGGGCGCCTAGCTGCTTGGTCATCCGACCACCACAACGCGATACTGCCCGGTAGTCGGGATCGTGGCGAACGTCAACCCGACGTTGTTCGTGTCGGTGATGACGACGTCGCACATCACCACGTCGAAGGGCGAGGCGACCCGGAAGACCGTCACGACGACGTCCTTCGTGCCCAGGCTATGCGTGATCGCAAACGTCGATGCGGCTCCGTCTCCGACGTTGGCCGCGTACTTTCCGATCAGGGTCGGCATCGCGTGCCGGTGTCCGGCGTCTGCGTACTTCCCGGTTGCTCCCGCCAGCACGGTCGAGCCCGATGCCTCTGCGACGATGTCGCCGGATGCGCCCACAGCTGGCAGCGTCGGGAAGCCATGCTTGTGGTCGCGGCGGGCGGCTGTCGTGGCGACGCCTACGGCGGCGGCGTCACCTGAGGCCTGGGTAGACGGAGCCGTCGTGTCGAAGGCCAGGATGGTCGCGTCTGAGCGGATGACCGATGCCGCTGCGCCCGCGGCGTTCGCGGTACCGAAGGTCAGGTTCGGCGTCGCATACGTGACCGGGTTGGCGGGCATCGCGTGCTTGTGGTCGGTCATGGCCGCGGCCGGTCCGGTACCCACCGCAGCAGCGTCCCCGAAGGCCTGGGTTGACGGTGTGCCTGCTCCTGTGGCGTGTACGTGGTCGGCCCTGGCATCCGTGCCACCTGAGCCGTAGGAGGCCGTCCCGATGGCCGACGGGGTCGTGGTGGACTGGGCCCGGACGGGGTTGGCGGGCATGCCGTGCGTGTGGTCGCGGCGGGCGGCGTGTGCGGATGCTCCGGCCGAGGCGGCGTCGCTGAACGCCTGGGTCACTGGGACCGTGACGTCAAAGGCGACGATGGTGTCGTCATCGCGGAGGAACGTTGTCGATACGCCAGCGGCGGCGGCGGTCCCCAGAACCACGGCGGGCGTGCCGCCGGAGGCCGCGGCTGGGATCGTCGGCATGCTGTGGACGTGGCCCGCGTCGGCGAACTTGCCAGATGCACCAGCAGCGGCGCTGGCCCCCGAGGACTCGGCGCCTATGTCCCCGGCCAGGCCCGCAGCGGGCATGGCGTGGCGGTGTCCCGCGTCGGAGTACTTGCCGGTCGCTCCGGCGCTGACCGTCGAGCCGATGGCCTCGGCCGTCATGTCTCCGGTCGCGCCTGCCGAGAGGTTCTGCAGCGTCGGCATGGCGTGTACGTGCCCGGCGTCGGCAACCTTGCCGCTGGCACCGGCTCCCACCGCCACGCCGCTCGACTCGGCCGTCATGTCGGTTGTCGTGCCGAAGATCGCACGGATATCGTTCCCGACCAGCTGAATTCCGGTGCTGGCGGTATACGTGGCCGAGGCGCCGATCTGTGCAAAGGCCAGCGAAGTCGAGCCGAGATTGATTGGAGCGGCCGTCGTGCAGACCCAGGCCGTGTCGGCGAGCGTCGAGCCCTCTTCGACGAAGACGGACGCTTGCAGGATCTCCGCACCCGTATTGGCATCGGCCGTGCGCGTCATCGCGACGGCCGCGCCGTTCCAGACGTAGAGGCCGTTCTCGGCGGGCGCGGTCTGGTTCTTCAACAGGACGCGATCACCCGCGGCCAGCGTTACTACGTCGATGGCGGCTCCTGGCGAGGCCACGACGACATTGGCAGTCGAGGCCGCCCTGACGGCGTTCTTCCAGCTTGCCCCGTTGATGAGCCCGTCGACGTATGCCTTCGTGGCCGCGTCGGTGGTGGCGACCGGTGTGGCCAGGTTCGTGATCTTGTGGCTGTTCAGGCTGACGTCTGCGCCTGGCGCGCTGATCTGGTCGAGCGTGCCGAAGACAACGACCGAGCCGTTCAGGTACATCTTGAACGTGTGGCTGGTCGTGTTCTCCCAGAACTGGCCCTCGGTCGGGCTGCCTGGGTCGGTTGCCAGCTGCTGGGCCAGCGCGTTGAGTAGCTGGTTCAGCGTGAGGTCGATGTTCGACAGGAACTTCATGACCAGACCCTCAGTTGCAGATGCATTCGCCCGAGAAGGGGGCGCTGAAGCTCACCTGGACGGTGTCTAGGTCGACGTACTCGACCTCGCCATATACCTGCGTACCCGCGGTGTCGATGACGCTGACGGCGGGCTTCTTGCCCAGGCCGTGGTGGACCGTCCACGTGTCTGAGGCCGCGATCTGCTGGTAGACGTAGCTGAGGTCGACCTGGGTCCCGGAGTCCGGCTGTAGGGTGGCTACCACGACGATCCTCGCCTACGAAAGGGGGGAGTGCGGACGGCCCGCACTCCCCCTGAAGTGTCCTGGCGGTGGCCGGGGGTCCCGGCCGACCGCTGCTGGGCCGGGGTTCGGGCTACGCGACGCCCTTGATCTTGTAGCCGCCCCACCAGAGGGACGTGGCGCCGCCGTAATCGAAGCGGACCTTGTACCTCATGGTGTCGTATTCGAACTCGTAGGGGTCGTCTCCCCCTGCGAGGTTCATCATCGTCGGGCGCTCGACGAGCAGGTCCGGGGTCTGCTTGCCCTGGAGGAAGCCGACGTCGAGGACTGGGGCCTCGGCCGGATCCGCGAGGACGTAGTAGGCCGTGGTGCTCGTGAGGAGCGGGTCGATGATGATGCCGAGCGCCCCCTGGAGGACGTTCAAGTTACCGACGGCAGAGGCGGTGTGGCCCACGCCGACGGCGACGATGATGGCGCTGTTCAGCAGCTGCCGGGCATTCCACTGGAGGCCCGTCGGGACCAGCAGCCACTTCGGGGTGACGTTCAGGAAGGTGCCGAGAACCGTCTGGTTCATCAGCGCGCTCATGGCGGTCTGGATGTTCGGCCCGGACAGGCCCGTGGTGGACCCGGCGGCGTAGTTGCCGTGGGTCGAGGCATCGAACAGCGGGTTGCCGTCGAAGCAGTTGCCGTTGCCTTCGAGCAGGGTCTGCGCGACGAACTTGGCGATGTTGCGGCCCGCGGCGCGACCGGCGCGCTTCGGCTGCATCTTGATGTAGCCGAGGTCGTCGTTGATGATCACGTTGCGGTTGATGGAGAAGGCCCGGCCATACGTGCCCAGCTGGACCGTGTAGGCCGCGTCGGCCAGTTTGCTGTCCTGGTAGATCCCGTCCTCGCCGACGGGCAGGAGGTCTTCGGCCTCGTAGCCGACGATGCGAGTCGCCGGGCGGAAGTCGCTCAGGTCGCCGATGGCGGTGTACTGGCGCCAGCTGTCCGGGACCGACTTCGCCCAATCGATGAGCGAGCGGTACATCACGTTCCCGAGCAGGTTCGGGAAGTCGGATGTCGAGCCGGACTCCTTGAGTTCGTAGTAGTCCTGCAGAAGCGTCGTTCGCCTCATGTGACGGGTGCTCCCTTCGTTGAGTCCCAATCCTGCTCCGGGGGAAGGTGCCGGTGCTCCACCAGACGGGCGCGACCCGTCCTCAGCCTAGCGACGGGGCCCGGTCTCTCGACCGGGCTCCGGTTCGGGTCTAGCCCTTGGCGATGGTCGCGCCGCGGTCGGCGGCCTCTTGGTCGTCTGCCTTCGCGCCAGCCTTCCGCGAGGCCTCCGGGAGAACCTTGTGGGGAATGACGTTGGCGGGCGCTTCGTACGGGGTCACGGTGCCGGTCTGGACCGTGCCGTCGAGGCGTGCCTGGAGGACCCGGGTGGTCATCCGGTGGGTTCCCTGGATGCCCAACTCGGTGACTGTGGCCTTGTCGGGCTTGTGCTTGTCGTCGGGCTCGGTCGGGACCTTGCTGGTCTCCACCTTTTCCGTGTTCTGGTCTGCCATCGGGATCTCCTCTGGGACGCTAGTCGGTGATCGGAAGGGTTGGTTTCAGGGGCTCGCGGGGGCCTACACGCCCCCACTGGGACTGTGCCTGTCTCCAGAGCGACATCGCGACCCTGGTCGACGAATGGGAGTCCCTCAGGCTGGCGTAGCCTGCGCAGTCGGGGCCTGGGGGCCGAGGAGGACGAGGGCGTACCCGGCCGCGTCGCGGTCGCTCATGGCCACGCCGATGCAGAAGGCCGAGGCCGGAGTCAGCGTCAGGGTCGGGTCGACCGAGTCGCTCAGGGCCGACGCGTACAGCGGGTTGCCCTTGGCGGTGCTCGACGGGACCTTGATGTTCCAGACGCCTTCGGCGCCGATCCAGCCGGAGAGGCCGGACTTGATCGTGGTGAGGGCGACTCCGAAGATGCCCTCCTGGACGCAGAAGAGGCCGGTGGCGATGTCCGCGGATGCGGATACCACCGGAAGGCGCTTGCCGGAGTAACGGTAGTTGGTCGCCACTGATCGACTCCTTGTCTCCCACACCCCTCTCGGGGTGGTGCGGCTGTTGCGGCGCCGCGCCGTTTGGTTCGGCCTAGTAGCCGAACTTCGCGTTGATGCTGCTCTGAACACCCGAGGCGGCCTCGGATACCGGCAGGGACCCTTCGGGGGCTGGCTTCGCGGCTTCGGCGATGGGCTGGCCCATCTCGTCGGCGGTGTAGACCAGGCGTGGCTTGGCCGGGACTAGCTCAGTGCCCCAGCGGTTGTCCCAGCGGGCGGCGACGGACTCGGACACGGTGGTCTCGTGGCCGTCGTTCTTCGGCGCTCCACCCAGGCCCTTGACGAGGCTCGGGTGGCCGGTGGCCGCGATGACCTTGGCGGCCTTGGCCAACTCGCCCTTGACGGCGCCGCGGAGGGCGGGCTCGTCGGTATAGGCGAACTCGTTGCCCCAGCCAGCCTCGGCGAACTGGGCGGCCACGATGTCCTTGACGGCCTTCGGCAAGGTCGACTCGGCCATCTCGGCGATGACAGCCTTGGCGGCCGACTCCTTGACCTCTGTCGCCTTCGTGGCGCTCTCCTGGGCGTCGACCTTGGCCTTCATTTCGTCGTAGTCAGCCTTCGGCACGAAGCCTTCGGGGGCTGCTGGTGCGGCGGGAGCAGCCGGAGCAGCGGGCTCGGCGGGCGCGGCCGGAGCGGCCTCTTCGGCGGGCTTGCCCTCTTCGGCCTCGCGGAGGGCGAGTTCCTGCTTGATCTGCTCGGTGCTCAGGGACTTGATATCCATCTCGATCTCCTCTGCTGCCGACTCGGAGAAGGCGAGAGCCCCTCCAGCACCGGCCTCTGTCACCCAGTCCACTGAGCGAACCTTCGCCAGCGACTCGACGACTCTTGCCTCCTGTCCTTCGACCCGGGCTGGGCGGGCAAACCCGCCACCCTTGATGCTGAACCCAATCTGCTCCGGCGCTTCCTTCCACCGCGTGTAGTCGGCCGCGTCGTGGACCTTGACCGGCAGTCGGGGCGCGCCTGCGGCGTCGTCCCACTTGGCCTCTTGCGTTGTGGCGAACCAGTCGGTGACGTCCCGCTCGGGCCGGTCCTTCTCATCCGACTTCTTCGGGTGGTTGCGGTACATCTTCAGGTGGTCGAAGAGGCCAGCCGTGGTGGCCTCTTGCAGCGTTGCCTTCGGGTAGAAGAACCCGTCGCGCTTGTTGCCGAAGCCGGACTTGATCGGGATGATCGTGACGGTCCTGGTGGCGTCATCGAACTGCGGAGCCGCCTCGCTCAGGAGGACGAAGGCCGCGGCGCCGTCGTAGCTCGACTCATTGAAGTCGACCTTCGTAGCGGTGGCGCCCGTATCGACCTCGACGTGGGCCTCGGTCAGCGGCTCGACCGGCACGTAGGTGCGCTTGGCCACGACCTCGACCGGCTTGCCCGAGATGGACACCTTGCCGCCCGCCCCCAGCGTGTAGTTCATCTGGTAGGAGTGCTCGTTCAGCTGGTAGATGAACGTGGTCTCGAAGACGTCCTGGATCCAGACGTACGGCCCGTTTGGCACGCCGCCGATGCCCAGGTCGCCGAGGGCGGCCTTCAGGGTGTCCTGCAGCTGCTGGAACGAGACGCCGTCCGGGAGCGACTCGGCTACCTTCGCGGCGGCAGCAGCGGGAGCGTTCATGCCCGCGTAGGTCTTCGTCGGGTCGTGCATGGCGCCCAGTTCGTGCGATGCGTCGTGGATCCCCTGGATGCGCTGCTGGTCGCTCCTGTTGTTGCGCTTGCCCGCTTCGGAGAGCAGCGTCGGGAGGCCTTCGGCGGCTTCGGCCAGCTTCTGCGCCTTGATCTCCTGGCCCTCGGTCGGGATGAAGCGGAGCAGTGCGTCGATGGCGATCTGGATCAGGGCTGCGCCTTCGGTGTCCCCCTCGGATGCCTCGTCATCGAGCATCCCGTAGAGGTCCTCTAGGGCGTCCAGGGCGTCGCTGATCGTCTGCATCGCCGTCCCGACGTGTAGGGCGCAGCTGCAGTCGGTGCAGTCGCAGGCGGTCGGGTGGTTGCAGCCGTAGCACTTGTCGACCATCCCGAGCCCCTCGGCAATCGTGGCCGGGTACTCGACGTCGGAGCCCTTCCACTTCCGGTAGGCCGAGCGCAGCTTGGCCTTGACCATCGGAAGCATGTTGGCCGGGATGTCGGCCTTCTCTCCGCGGAAGCCACCGGGCGAGAGGGCGGCCACGGCGCCTGGCAGGCGGTCTTCGTCGGGGGTGCCGTCAGCCTTTAGGAAGGGGAGGGACCACGTGGACGGGACAGCGGTCGGGGCGTAGGCGAATGCCTTGCGCGGCAGACCGTCCTTGGTCGCAGCAGCTGCTTCGCGAATTCGTCGCATCGGACGGGGTCTCCAGTCTGGGATGCTGCCTTTACGGCTGCCCATCTGGGTGACCGTCGTGCGGTCGACCTGCGGCGCGACTCGTTCTGGCGAAGTCTAGGTTTGCGGACTCACCGGGTCAAGAGCCTTGAAGCCCTCACTGGCTGATCACCCTTGCGGTCAGTCGCGGGCTGAAGATGAAGTTGCAGTACGGGCACTTGAATATCTGGTTCAGCGCGTGCTCCCACCGCGGCGGCTTGGCCATGCGGATCTGCTTCCGGGTGGGGATGGGCTGCTCGCAGGAGGGACAGATGTAGTCGCTGCCTTGGTATGGGACGGGTACCTCGCGAGCCTCTTCGAGGAGGGACGTTGACTCAGCGCGGTCCTGGTCGTCTATCGCCACTGCCACTGCTTTCCTCTGCACCGGTCTGGGGTCGTGACGGGATCCGAGTTGCGGGCGATGCGAGAGTAACAGGTTGCGCGGGACGGCGAAAGCCAATCCTCACGCGGCGCGCAAGGGCCAAACTTTCTTCTCGGCTGTAGAGCGTGAAGTTCATCGGGTGGCCTCCACGTAGTCCGCCGCGGCCCGGAGCAGTTCGGGGTCATCGCCCATGCCGCCAATGGCTAGGTTACAGCGAGCGCACAAGAGTCCTCGGACCCGGCCGGTCTTGTGGTCGTGGTCGACGGCCCATGATCTTCCGGCGCCCGGAACGGTGGTCCGGCAGATCGCACACGCACGGCCCTGGGCTTCCAGGAGAGCGTCGTATTCCCCAGGAGCAAGGCCATACGTCTTGTCGCGCTTGCGGGCGTACTTGGCAGCCACGAGAGCAGGGTTCTGGCTACCGACTCGCCTGCGAGCCCGGTGCTTCTCTGGGTCCGCTGCGTAGGCGGCGGCTTTCTGAGCCAACTGCTGCTCCCTCCGCTTCAGGTATTCGGTCCGGTTTCGACCGGGGTCGGCGTCGATCCCCTTCCGGTAGGTGCGCTGCGCGATGGCTGCCCACGCCTCCGGGTTCTTCTTCCGCCACCGGCTCATGTAGTCGCGGTAGTAGCACCGGCGACACAGGCCCTTGGCGAAGTGCTGCCTGTCAGGGTGGCAGACGGCCGTAGACCGCATCGGGGCTTAGGGCTTGACGGGGGTGCGCTTGCGGCCTCGTAGGGCGGGCACGTCGAGCGTCGGTCGCAGGTCCGGCCGGGTCATCGGCTGGGGTTCGACGTTCAGGACCTCGCGCTGGTAGAGCATGTCGATGGTCCTCTCAGGCACCACTCGGGCGGTGGTCTTGTAGCCGTTGAACATGGCGCCGAGGGCCCACTCGATCCAGTCTTCCATAGTGCCGACCGTGTCGGTGTAGTCGAGCGTCGGCGGCTTGGCGGTGGCCAGGATCGCGGCGACGTTCTGCTCGCGGATGGGGTCGCCCGGGAGGGTCTTGCCGAACAGCTTGCCGGGCGTGGCCTGGAATACGGTCACGGCCTTGAAGGTGTTGTTCGGCTGTAGCTCGGCGACCAGCATCGCCTTCATTCCGTCGCCTCCGGTGCGGGTTCCTCTAGGGACTTCAGCCCATCAAGGATTACCTCATCGGTGAAGTTTTGCAACACCCATTCACGCTCGGCTGCCGTGTAGGTGGGGTCCATGGCGTTAGACCAGGCGAAGGCCAGGCGGGCGGTCCCATTGGCAGCCCCGCCGGTCTCGATCCAAACCGCGAGCATGATCCGTGCCCGCCACTTCTGGTCCTCGAAGTCGAGCTTATCGAATGCCCACGGCCGCTCCGCTGGGAGCAGCTTGAGGATCGGGTCGCCGCGCGGGCTCCACGGCTCCCTGATGGGGTCGGTCATGCATCCAGTCTACCGCCTGCGCCGCCTGTTCAGGTCAGCGATCTGGCCCTTGCGCCTCTCGCCCGGAATGGGCATCCGAAGGACGACGCCGTCTTCGATCTTGCGGCCAAAGTGCTCCCGGGCAGCACGGGTCCCAACGGGTGCTCCTTCTCACCTGTGCCACGGTCGGCATCCGGCATACATGCCTGGTGGCATTGCATCCGACCGGGTGCCGACAGGGCTCCTCTGGCGCCACTCGCCAGTCTGGGTCTGGGTACCACTCGCTCATCTCGTCCTCACTTCGGTAGCACTGGGCCGGTGTAGTGGAGCCATTCCGACATATCCATCGGGTTGTGGAGCGGTCGGATGTGGAGTACCTGATCGATCCGCAGGTCAGCCAGGCCAATCTCGTTCTCAGCCCCGCTGAAGGCGCTCAGCATCGAGGTGAATACCTGGCTGGGCGCCACCTCCACGTAGAGGTAGACGCCGTCGTTCACCAGGGCATAGTTGCGTCCAATCGCGCTCGACTGGAGGTTTCGGAAGCCCGACTTCGTGTAGTCGGCGAGGTTCTTGGCCGGGCTAGAGCCCGATCCCTCGGTCGAGCGAACGAGCTTGATGCCGCCCGTGTCCTTGTTGTACCACTTGCGGAACTGGGCGACCCATTCCTGCGATCCGCTCGCCCAGCTGGTGTCCTGGTCGTAGAGGGCGTGCAGGACCAGCCACTCGTTGCGCTGCTCCCACTCATCGCAGATCGCTGCGCCTTCGGGCGTCTCCCGCAGGGTCGGCCGGACCTTCTCATAGCCATAGTGACGGCCCGAGCCCTTGTGCCCAGCCGCATACTCGACCTTACCCTCACCGGCCTTGGCTCCTTGCACGCCCGAGCCGTACCCGGTGGACATCATCGTCCGAACCCGGGAGAACTTGCCGCTCTGCAGGCTGGCGGGGCTGGGCTTATCTCCGAACATAGAGTCGAAGGTGGCCATGCGCTCGCGGTTCAGGTCGTCGGCCGTGGCGTCGAGGTTGAAGTGGCCGCCCGCCTTGAGCCAGTCAGCCCAGTCCTTCGGCAGGGTCGCTCCGGTCGCCTGCATCTGCTTGAGGTTCTTGGCGACGAAGTTCTCCAGGTCGGCCGTGGTGCTGTTCTTCCGGGTCACCATGTCGTCGAGCAGCTTTTCGACGTTGCCCATGTAACGGGGGTTGTTCTTGGCTGCCAGTTCGGCGACCGGTCGGACCATCTGGCGGTAGGTGGCGTCGTCGATAGTGCGGAGGGCCCGGAGCGGCTGCGCCATGGTGTTCGGGTGGACCGCGGCCAGCATCGAGGGGTTCTGCGCGGCCGACTTCCACCACTTGTTGATGCCTGGCGCCAGGGCGTCGGTGCCTCCCTGGCCCAGACTGTTGATGTCGAGCACGTCCTTGCGGCTGCCGAACTCCTTCCACGCTCGGGTCTTGTCGATGGCCCAGAGGTGGCCGTCGGTGTCGATCAGCAGGTTGTCGAGGTGGGCGTCGTCGTTGCCGACCAGCCAGTCGAGCACGCTGTGCTTCCACAGTTCCTGCTGCTGGTTCGCGTTCAGGACCTTGATGCCGCCGCTGTCGAGAACGCTCTTTGGGCTGTTGGCCGTCTTCGGCCATGAGCCGGGGAGCATGCGCTGCAGAGAGCCAGGCGAGGTCTTCGTACCGTAGTCGAGCGTATAGGTCTTCGTACTCGGCAGCTTCAGCCCCAGCATGTTCCCGAGGTCGCTTGCGGTATTGTCCGTGACTGACCCCTGGCCCGAGTACCCCGGCTTGAACAGCCACCAGTTGCCGTCGCTGTCCTTGAATAGCTCCTTGTCGGTCTGCCCCGGGAGCTTCTGGCCTTCGCCAGGCATGAAGGTCAGGTCTTCGGCCGTCGGCCAGTGCTCGACGTTGCCGTTCCCCAGGAACTCCTCTTCGATGTCTGTGCGCAGCTTCATGGCCTTCGGGCGTGCGAGGGTCACGTAGGCGGCGTGTCCCGGGGTGGCTGCGACCTCCTTGGCGCCGTACTTCTGGAGGATGGTTCGCATTCCCGGCTGGGCGCTCAGGACGTCCATGCTGACGTCGAGGCTCTTGATGCTGCTGTTGGACCCCATGTCCGAGACGAAGGCCCGTAGCTGCGCCACCGAGGCCGCCCGGGTCTGGCCGACCGTGGCTGCGCCGGGCGTGATGCTCTCCCAGTAGATGTTCGAGCCCGACTTCGTCCAGCCTGTCTGGATCGCCTTGCCTCCGAGCGTGAAGGTCGTCTGTTCCTTGCCCGCCACCACGGCGTGGTAGAGGTTGTGGCTGGCCGCGGTGATGTCGGTAGGGGCCGCGATGGCCGCGTCGGCGAAGCTAAAGTCCAGCGCCTTGCCGCCCAGGGCCACCGGCAGGGTGTTCTTGATCAGCGTCGCTCGGGTGTCATAGAGGACGGTCCCCGATAGGCGGTAGCCGCCGGGCTCGACCGTGGCGCCGAGGCTGACCAGGAACTTATCCATCTTCGGGATGCCGTCGACGATCTTGGCGTTGATGGTCAGGTCGGATGCGCCGTGCTCGACCAGCCAGTTGATCTGCGCAGCCAGGGTCAGGGTGGTGACCGACTCGTCCGCGGTGATGCTCTCAATGGTCGCCTTCGTGGAGTCGGCGCTCATGGTGATCTGGGTCCGGGCCTTGGCCGCGGTGCCCGAGGCGCCGGTCTTGAACTCCAGGACGCCCTTGCCCTTGTCGAGCGGCTCCGCGGAGAAGATGCCCTTGGCCAGGTCGGCGTTGTAGCCCAGGTAGTCGCTGGCCTTGGCGATGCTGATCGTGAGGCCGCCCATGGAGTCGGTGTGGAGGGCGTCGGCGAGCACCTTGGCCTGGGCGTTGCTCATCTGGATCGCTTCGCCAATGTTCTGGTAGGTCTCCTCGGACGCTCCCGCATCCTTGAGCACCTGGCTCAGGCCCGGGACCTTCGTATACAGGTCCGGCTTCACCCACAGGCGGCCGTCGGAAGCCCTGGTCCCCGCATCGGCTGCGATCTTCTCTAGCGCCGCGAACATGCCGTTCACGGTTTCGGCGCTGCTTGTTCCAGCTGGGATCACGACGTCGGTGACGCCGATGGTCTTGCCGGACGGGCTGACCGACCAGTGGACGGTGATCGGTCCCGCGGTCATCTCGTGCGCCACGCCTTCGTGTGCCCCGGCCTTAAGTTCGACCGCGCCGACCGTCTTGTCTATCGCGCTGCCTACGAGGCTTGCGTGCGTGGCCGGGTCGTAGTCGTAGATGAAGCTCGGCAGGGGCTTGGCAGGTACTCCACCCATGATCTTCGACGTCACAGCGCCGCTCTGGGCGGGAACCGGTGGCACGTAGGAGGGGATCGCCGTCGTGGCGGCCCAGTCGGCCTTGTTGGCCACGATGTCCTGCTGCAGCCCGCCGATCTTCGAGCGGTCGATGACCCAGTAGTCCTTCGTCTCCTTGAAGCCGGAGTCCTTGAGGAAGCCCTCCATGCCCGGGTTCGTGACGGCCTTCTTGTCGATCAGCAGGCGCGCCAGGTCCGGGTGCGCATCGAGGTAGGCGGGCCACTGGCCAGCTATGCCCGCGACCATGGCCGTGTTCGCTCCGTCGGCGTTGCCCGCGACGATTTGTTTCACGTGCAACACTCGGGTCTGGCCCCAGGGCTCCTCAGACCACTTGAGCGTCACGCCGTTGCCCCAGGCCGACTGGAACGTCTTGATGTTCGGCGTCTGGCTGACCATCGTGACCTTGAGCGATGGCGAGTCGGGCAGCGCCATATCGTCGAGCATGGCCTTCACGTGCGCATGCGTGTACCCGTATGCGCCGTCCAGGCCGCCTCCCAGGGACACGACCGGCTCCGGCACTACGACCGGCGGCAGCGGTGGCGGGGCGATCTCCGGCTTGACCAGCGGCATCCCCTCCGGCGCCTTGGTCTTGCCGAGCAGGACGTCGCGCAGCTTGCCCGTGTCGTCGGCCTGCCAGGCGGCGTGGTCCTTATCCCAGGTCAGCAGGCCCCCCATGTCTGTGAGGCCGAGGTCTTCGGCCACCGAGTGATCGATGTAGAGGGCGTACTGGTTCGCCTTGGCGGTCGCTGCGAAGTCGCCCAGCATGGCTCTCCGCATGGCCATCGTCGTCGACGGTTCGTAGCCGAGCGCCTCCACGGTGAGGGTGGAGAACATCTCGTGGTCGGCCGACCACTGGACCGAGCCGACTTCCTCCCCGAAGGCCATGTAGCTCCGGGTGCCGCTGGAGTCCGCGTTGGCGATGAAGTCGGAGACGAAGCTCCCGGCCTTCTTCTGGCCGATCCCGTTGGCGTCGAGGAACTTCGCCAGCGTGTCGGCTTCGACCTCCTCTGCCGTCTTGGCGACCGGGGCGAGCTTGGCCACCTTGGCCAGCGAGGGCGCGAGGGTGATGCCCGCACCGGCCATGTTGGCCTTCATGTCTTCGGCCAGCTTCGCGGCCTGCTTGGCGGTGAGGTCGAGCCCGTCGAGGGCCTCGCCCGACTTCGACTTCAGCGTCTTGACCTTGGCGCCGTACGACTTCAGCAGCTTTTCGAGGCCGGGCTGCTCCTCCATGATCTTCGGACTGAACCAGAGCGGCTTATCGTCGAGGACCGCCTGGTCGGCCAGCTTCGGGATCGCCTTCCACAGCCCGGCCTCTTTCTGCGCCATGGAGCCTGGCGAGAACTTCCCTGTGGCCTGGTATGGCTGGAGCCAGCCGTTGACCTTGATGCGGACGGCGAGGTCGTCGTACTGCAAGGTTATGTAGTTGACGGCCTCGCCCTGGGCCGCCTGGTACATGCTCGCGTACGCCGTCGGGTCCTCGATCTTCATGTACTTGGCGGTCTTCGCGCTCCAGGCATTCGAGGTGTACGGCTCGTTCAGGACGTCGAGCTTGCTCAGGTCCCAGCGGATCCCGTCGGCCAGGGTCTTCGGCATGCCCGTGGCCACTTCGGCTCCGGCTGCCATCGGGTTGACGTTGATGATGTCGCTGGCCAGCTGCTTGACCTGGTCGGCCGGGATCATCAGGCCGTTCGACCACATGGACTCGGGCGCCGCGTAGGGCGCCAGGGCCTTGGCTAGATCCGGGAACTGGTCGATGGTCTTCTGCGCGACCACCACGTTGAGCCCGTCGAGTTGCTCGGTCGTGCTCAGGTGGGCGATGACGCCGAGCAGGCCTACGTCCGAGGTCGATGTCAGTTCCTGCGACAGGTGCGTCATGTACGTTCCTGGCAGCGCCTTATCCATCACCTTGGCGCCCATGGTCGAGTACTCCAGCCCCGCAGGTGTGGCGTGCGTCGCCCATGCGGAGTGGTAGGTGTACGGCTCGGCTGCCGCCATGAGTTCGGCTGCGCTCTTGGACGGCAGGGCCGCCACCGCCGCGGCTGTCTTGATTTCGGCGCCGTCGAGGATCTCGCCGTTCTTGACCGCATAGGTCAGATCGTGCCAGCGTGCGGCGGTGATGTAGACGGTGCCGTCCGGTAGCTCCTTGTCGACGTAGGGCAGGATCAACCGCTTCAGCCCGGGGGTCTCATCGAGCAGGTCCGCGGCAATCTTGGCCGAGGTGTTCGGCGCGTCGTAGGTGCTCGCCATGGCCAGGAAGGTGTGCCGGTCCGGGATGCCTTTGGAGGCCGCCATGAAGATGTTGGTCTTGCTGCCCGCGTCTGGAAGCCCGGCGAGCTTGGCGGACTGGTCCCAGAAGGTCTGGTAGGTCACCGACGTCTTCTTGACGGTGTCGGTGACTGTCGCGTAGAGCGAGCCTGGCATCGACGCGGCCTTGAAGGTCGGCGGCAGCGAGAGCAGCTTCTGGAGGTAGTCGAGGTCGTAGGTCGCGACCTTCTTCGCTGCCTCCGGCACCACGGTCGTGGCCACCGTCGCCGCGGCGGTGCTGGGCGTCTGGTAGACCGCCGACTTCAGTTCGTCGCGGAAGGCCAGGTACTGCTGGCGCGCGATGGTGATCCTGCCCTGATCGTCGACCGTGCCTCCGGCCTTGGCCAGGAGGTCCTTGACATTCTGGGCGTGGTTGTTCGTCCATTGCGGCCAGAAGACGACGCTCTGGACCGTCGCTGAGCCGTCGAGCGCCTCGCCTGCCTTGAGCATGGCCACCACGCCATCGTCCAGGGTGCCGTAGCCCTGGGCGCTCTGGACGGTCAGCGTGGTGGCGCTCTGCCGGATCTTGTGGCTGAGCCCATTGGGCTCCGTCCACCTGGCGAAGCCCTGCGCCATGGGCGTGTAGGTGGTCCCGTCAAGGGCCTTCGTCACGAGCTTGGCAAAGTCGTCAGGCTTCAGGATGGACAGCCCGTCGAGGATGGTCGAGACGGGCGCTGCGGCCAGCGTGCTCGCCTGGGCGTCCATCGCCTTGAGGAACTCGGTGATGTCCCCTTGGTTGACCCAGATCGATCCATCGACGGCGCCGAGGTGGGTATTGGGCAGCGCCATCAGCCACTTCTGCAGGCCCGGGTTGGCGTCGGTCACAGCGGCTGTCAGGCCGAACGACTTACCGTCGTATTCGGCCTTCATGCCCGCGTCCTTGATGGCCGCTACGAGGACGTCGTTCGTTGCCGCATCTTCGAGACCGGTCACCGTGACCCAGTAGTCGTCGGCCTGCCACTTCATCGTCAGCAGCGGGTTCTGGCCGTTGATGAAGTCGCTGTAGTAGACCTTGGAGTAGGAGCCGTCGCCGAGGATCGAACCCGGGTCGCCGCCGATGATGTGTGGGTTCTTGTTGAGGATCGACTGGGCGTTGGCGCCTATGTAGTCGAACCCCTCCTTGGTCGGGATCGGGGCCGCCACGAGGTCGAGCGGGTTCGTGCTCAGGTATTCGTTTAGCTTGGCCTTCAGCGCATCGACGTCGGCCTTGTGGACGACGATGCCGTCGCCGACGGCCATCTCACCGGCCCAGGTCGTACCCTTCGTTGCGAGGTAGTCCTCGCCCCCTGCCGCATGCAGCAGGTCGCCCATCCAGGGGTTCGACATGGTGATGTTCTTGCCGACGAAGAACGTCTGGTCCGGGTTGGCTTCGAGCAGGTTCTTCAGGGCTGCGGCCGTGGCGTCGTGGTACTCCTGGCCGACCAGCGGATAGGCCGGGTGCAGGTTGGAGACCTTCGTCCAGACCGTCGCGTTCATCGTGACGATGTCGCCGGTCTGCCCCTTGAGCACAACGTCCTTTGCCCAGACCGTGCCCAGAGCGGGCTCCCAGTCCTGCGGGATGGCGTCGGAGACCGTGCTGTAGATCGTCTCCATGACACCGTCCTGCTTGCCGTCTACCCAGTTCGGTGACTCCATGAATTGCGTCCACTTCGATGCCCCGTCGAAGGTCAGTCCGTTGACGGTCGGCGTGATCGGCTCAACCAGGTTCGCCGGGTGGCTCAGCAGCTGGTCTTCGATGGCGTGTCCCATCGTGCTCATCTGCTCGGCTGTGACCGTCACGCCGTACTGGGGGTTGGCCTTGCCTCCGAACTTCAGCGCCAGGGCAACCAGCGGATCGTCAGCCTGCGCCCCGATGTAGATGTCCTTGATCCCGGCATAGGCCTGGTTGTTGGCCAGCTTGTCCGCGAGGTGGTGGTAGACCGCCACGGCGATCTGGTTCTTGTCGGTCAGCGTCGGATCGTATTCAATCGTGCCCACGACCAGGTGCGTCATGACCCCGTTCGGGTCCGCCGTAGTGAGGATCAGCGGCATGTCCGCGGCGTTGCCGAAGTGGACTTCGATGTCGTTGATGCTGGAGTGGGTCACGGTGCTGGTGTCCTGCGCAATCAGGTCGCCCAGGTGCGGCAGGTCGCTGGTCATGAACTCCAGCGAGGGCACCGCGGCCAGCGGCTCGACGGCGGTCCCCAGGGCCGCCTTCGGAAGCGGCACGTCGTCGAGGATCTTCGTGCCCAGGTCGTCGACTTGCTTCCACGTCAGCGACAGCACGCTCTCGTACCCGTCGGCGGTACTCCCAACCGTGGCTCCGGCTGCCTGCAGGAGGCTCTTGACGGCGGGCAGGCCGTCGAAGTGCAGGACGACTTCGGTCCCGTCCACCACCTGGTTCTTGGTCGCGACCAGCAGAGCCAGTGTCTCGGGCAACACCGTGGCCTCGTGGCCTGCTCCGAGGTAGAGGTGCAGCTTGTCGTTCTTGAACCACCACCCGTGATCCACGCCGCTCAGGCCGACGTTGACCGTGCCGGTCGTGGCCGCGGTGATGTCGATGTCCTGCGCGAGTTCGCCGATGTTGAAGACGCCGTAGCCGTACTGGTCACTCATCTTCACGCCGACCGAGGCCGGGGTGATCGGGCCCGGTCCGGCTTCCACAAGGTGCGCCACGGCGTGGTCGTTGGTCAGGGCGTCATCGATGGCGGCTGCCAGCTTCTTGTCGACGACGATGGCGTCGTCTTCGAGTTCGGCCCCGGCTGCCAGCAGGTGCTCGCGCAGGGCCGTGCCCGTCGTGCTGAACAGCGCCGCCTCATCGATGTAGGCGTGCGCGTACTTGCCGCTCAGGACGTCATCCGTCAGGTCGCCCAGGGTGGCCAGCATGGTGGCCCCGTCGTTGCCTGCCCCGTAGGAGGCCGTCCATCGAACGGACCCGGACTCGGCGTCATACTTCCAGATATGCGAGGCCTTGTTCGGGTACACGATGATGTGGGCGTCGTTGATGTCCTCCTTCATTACGCTGATCGCCGCGGCTGTCACGTCGGTCTTGCTGACCTGGAGCAGGTCGTAGACGTTGGCGGCTGTCTCCGGCGCCACGACCTTCTCTGCCAGCCCTATCTCGGGCAGCCCCAGGACGACCTTGGTCTCCTTGCTCAGGGCGTCGCCCAGCGCGACTAGCTTGTCGGCGTCGATGCGCAAGTCGGTGCCGATGACGAGCCCGCCATGGTCGATCAGCATCGCCTTGGTCGAGGGCGGCATGTCGTTGGCCCACTTGAACGCGATGCTCGTGACCGTATCGGTGGGATAGGCCTTGAGCGTCTGGGCCACGTCGATGATTGCCCGGCCGTAGGTGTCGCGCTCGTACTGGGCGCCTGGGCCCGCGACGTCGTCGACCTTGAGTTCGCTGCCGTAGACGCGGAAGCGCGCCTGGGACTTCTCGCCGTCGGCCCAGACGTACTCGTGGTAGACGTAGCCACCGCCGACGTCGGTTGCGGTGTGCTCGGCCTTCGCTATGGCCTCCGGCTGCAGGCTGTACTTGCCCATCAGGTCGGCGACTTCGCTCACCACGGCCTTGTCGGCCGCCTCGGTGCTGGCCGCGGTGCTCAGCAGCTGGTTGCGCAGCGCCAGCATCTGGTCTCGGGTCAGGGTGAAGCCGCCCGCGTAGCTCGTCGCCCCTGCCGCCTTGATCAGGTCCTGCTGCTTGGCTCCGAGGGCCTTCCAGGCGTCTGTCTGGAACCGGATCCGGTCGATGAGCGGAGCGTCGTCCATCGCCTTGCCCATGCGGAGCAGGTGGCTGGTAAACCCAGCATCCGTCATCGGCTTGAGCACGGCTCGGGTCTCAATACTGTTGCCGAGTCGGCGCCAGATGATCTTCCCCTCGCTGTCCACCTTGGCACCCAGCCCGTAGATCGACAGCTTGTACGGGGCCGCCGTGCCCGCCACGGTGTGATAGGCGGTCCCGGTGTCAAGGACGCCCACGAGGCTGAGCGACGCCGCCTGCTTCGGCGTCTCGATCACGGCCTCTACGGCGGCCACGCTCTTGGCCTCGACCGGCTTCGCGCCTTCGACGGTCAGCTTGCTCACCAGGGCATCGAAGTTGGCGTCGCTGATCACCAGCCGCTCGGCCTTGATGGCGCCGCCGTTGGCCAGCAGCAGGTCCCGGATGTCGCCAGGCAGCTGCGCCGCGGGCAGCCAGACCGCCTGGCCGGGCCCGACGATCTCGTTGATGTGCTGGAGCGCCGCAAGGTACTGCGGGCGTAGCTCGTACGTCGTGAAGGCCTGCTCGGCGTGGACGTCAAACGACTTCACGTCGACTGGGTCGATCCCTGCCCCCTGGCGCCAGACGACCGTTAGGCCGGGACCGTCGAGCGTCGTGGCGCCTGTGACCGAGGTCGAGACGGTCACCTGGTCGAAGGCGGCATGCAGGCTCTCGACGTTGTAGCCCAGCGCGGTCGGGAGGTCGCCCGGTACCACGTAGGGGATGTAGTCGTAGTACGTCTTGGCGATGTCGTCGCGCAGCGTCAGCAGGTTCTCTCGGCTGAGGCTGATCCCCTTGCTCACCGGGTCTTCGACGCCACCGTAGGCGACCAGCATCTTGCGCAGCTTCGGCGCCTTGTTGAGCGTTTCGCCCGGGATGATGAGAGTGGCGAACTTGCTCGGCGCTATCTCGGCCAGGTCGCCCATGTAGGCCAGTTGCTTGACCGCGTAGTTGATGGCTGGGCTCGTAGCCGTGCCGGTCGTCTTGAATGTCCAGGTAGCAGTACCGGTGTCCGGCCCGAGCCCAGCGTCGTAGCGCCAGCTATTCTCGAACGCGACGCCGTTGGGGCCCTTCCAGGTCACCTCCTGGTAATAGGCGCCGTGCTGGTAATGCGTGATCTCAGGTCCGTCGCTGGTGATGACGCTGTCGACTGCCGTCGGGTCCCAGCCGAAGGTGGCCGCCGCGTCGCTCGGCTTCACGACTGGCAGCGGGGCGCTCGTGACCCACTCGGTCTTCAGCAGGTCGCCGCCATCGGAGCCCTGATCGGCGAGTTCCACCTTGGCCTTGGCCCACAGGCCCTTCGCGTCTTCGAGCGGCACCTTCCAGCCGCCGTAGGGCGTCGCCGTGGCGTGCAGCGTGGCCATGAAGTCGCCGAGGGCCTTCGTCTTGGCGGCGTCGTCGAGCACCCACTCGCTCATCGGCGCGGTGAGCAGGATCTCCTTGACCGCGCCGAGGTCCGGGTGCTTCACCACAGCCTGGGCGCCCATCATGAGGTTGGCCGTCATGTAGGAGAGCCCCTCGTCGACTCCGAGGCTGGGGGTCAGGCCCGCGATGCCGAGCATCTCGTCGGTGGCGGTCTGCCAGGTCGACGTGATCGCCTTCTGGCCCGGGATCGTCCACTCGACCACATGGGCGTCCTTGACCGCGTAGCCGCTCACCGGGTTGAGCCAATTGCCCGACTTCAGCACCGAGTCCAGGGTGCTGACGGCGTAGCCTGCCGGGTTCATGGTCACGGCTTCGATGGCCAGGCCTGGGGCCTTGAGCGTCGCCGCTCCGGTGGCCAGCGGCGCGTCGGTCTTCAGGCTCACCAGCAGCGAGTGGGCGTCGTGGGAGGCGAGGTCGAAGTAGGCGCCTGCGTTCTTCGCTCCGGCCGCGATCACCAGTTCCTGCATCTGTGGCACCGACGCCAGGAGCGACCCATTGATGCGGAGCGTCCCGATGGTGCCGTCGGCGTCCATCTGTTCGAGCAGCTTCTGCAGGTGCGCGACGTGGACGTTGTAGCGGAGGTGGGGGTCCGGGATCTGTGTCTTGGCGTTGGCCCAGAAGATGCGCTTGGTCTGCTCGATGGTGGCGTCGATGGCCGCGACCTGGTCGGCCACTGGCGCCGCGGTCTTGACCGCCTCCACCATCTGCGGGCCGTCGGGGATGTCCTTGAGGAACTTGCTGACCGGCTTGAGCAGGGGCTCGCTCGTCGGCACCAGGTCGACCACGCGGACGTCGCCCTCGATAGCCTCCCAGCCATCGTGCTCGCCTAGCCAGCTGAGGTCCTGCCCGTCGTGGACAGCCACCACTCTGTACTGGACGCCGCGGGGCAGCAGCATCTCGCCTTCGATGGGATTGTTGCCCGCCTTGCCGATCCACAGAGCGTGCGAGTCGGCCGGGGCGTGGATCCGCAGCATCGTTGGCACCTTGCCGCCGATGCCGGTCCCCATCGTGAAGTGAGCGCCCACTTCGGGCTTGACGCTCGTGCTCAGGTAGTGCGCGCTGCCATATAGGTCGCCGACCTTCAGCGTGTCGGGCATCGTGCCCAGGCCGCGATAGAGCATCGTGTCGTGCGGCAGGCTCGTCGCAGCCATCATCGCGTCTAGGGTCGCGGCGTCCTTGATCGACTGGACGGCGCCGGTCTGGTAATCCGCGGCGGCGAAGCCGAGGTCGCTGTTGACACCGGCTCCTCCGGTGTAGCCGTCGATGGCCTCCTTCTGCGCCTCGCCCTTCGGCTTGAGGGGCATCGACTTTTCGAACTCGGCCTCGACCTTGTCGCCCTGCTCGACAGTGATCGTCTCGAACTTCGTCGGCACCGCCACGCTGACCGGCTTGGCCACCGGCAGGCCCGCCTCGACCTTCCAGTACATCGGCTGGTCGAAGCCATCGGTGGTGGTGTAGTGGCTCGTGGCGTAGGGGAACTTCGTCGAGGACGGCGGGGTGGTGTAGTCCTTGCCGTGGTACTCGGCGACGACGTCCTTGTCGTAGCCGAAGGAGGTCTCGGCCGCCACAGGCTTCGGTCGCGGGTTGACGGCGAACTCGCCGGTCCGGGTGCTGACGTCGTCCGCTACTTTGTAGGATGTAGCAAATGGCGGCGGGCTCATCAGGTCCGCGAGGTTGGCGACCTCATCCTTGGCCACCACGTAGTGCGTCACCGTAGGCTTGCCCTGTAGGGCGCTCAGGGCGTCGGCGAGGATCGTCTGGTCTCGGGCGTCCGGCTTGCCGTAGCGGGTCAGGGCCTTGCCTGCCTCCTCTGGCGTCAGCAGCCGGACCTTGTACGTCTCCTTGAGGTGCGCCCACAGCGGGCCGCCACCGGTCCGGTGCCCGATGTACATGCGGGCGATGCCGGTCTTGTCGGTGTTCATGTAGTCGCCCAGGTAGGAGTCGAGTTCGACGCTGAACCCGGCCTCCTCCTGCATCTCGCGGACGGCCGCGGCTCCGGCCGTCTCGCCGGTATCCACTCCACCCTTGATCCACGTCTGTTGATAACCTGCCCACTCGTTCTTCGGGCTCAGTACCCAGATGCGCCCGTCAGGCTCGGCCATGACGACACCGGCCGTGAGCCGCTTGCCCGCGCTGACCTCGTCGTAGGCGTCGAGGGCATCGAGGTCCTCGTTGCTGTAGCCGAGGACCTCCTGCCAGAAGGCGTTCGTGTTCGCCTCGTGCTGCGCGCTGAACCCGCTGACCTTCGTGGCGTGCTGCAGCCAGCCCTCGGCCTGCTGCATCTCGTGCTCGTCTCTGGCGATCAGCCGGACGCCGCTGACGTTGCGGTAGACCAGCCCTGCCGCCACCGCGGCCTCGGCATCCTTCGTATCCTGGCTGAGCGCCACGTCGACCTTGCTGGTGATGATGTCCTGCCAGGTGTGCTCTGCCGCGTCACTGGCAGCCTTAGCGGCGGCGATCTCTTCGTGGGTGAACTTCAGGACCTCCTTCGGCAGCGGCGGCTCCTCCGGGACGTAGCCGGACCACTGCGCCGCTGGCGCGTTGATGGGCACGGCGCTCACGTCGGTGAAGTAGACCTGGGGGTCGCCCGGCTTCAGCCCGTCGGCGGGCTTCGTCAGCAGCTTCGGCTCACCCTTGAGCGGTTCGAGCAGCTTCGGCTGCTTGAGCATCTTCTGGTCGCCGATGATGCCCCAGACCTCGGAGTCGAATGGCAGGGTGCCTGCCTGGTAGCCCGGCGTCGTCATCTTGGCCATGACCTCGCCGAACCACTCTTCGAAGTCCTCCTTGGCGTAGTCGCTGACCTCGACCTCCTTGTTGGCGTCTCGGACAGCCTGTAGGGCCTTGCGTGCGTCGGCGCTCATGTCGCCGAGGATCACGTGGCCATACTCGTGTGCGAACGCGCCTCCGAGGTCGTCGTAGGCCGTGGGGTGCTGCCCCATCGCCTCCGGCGGGAAGTAGTGCCAGTGGTTGTCCTGGCGCAGGCTGATCCGGTGGCTCTTTGTCAGCCCGACCCGGCCGTGCTTCAGTTCCTCCGGCACCTTCGTGAAGTCGGCCAGGCTGCTGACCCGCGTCGTATCGAACCCCATGGTGTCGAGGAGTTCGATGCGCGCCAGGATGTCGTTCTTCTGATCGAGGGTGAACTGGGCCAGGTGGTTGTTGCTCAGACTGCCCACCAGGTCCGCGATGCGCTCGTCGGCCTCCTTGTCTGTGTAGGCCACCTTGAAGCCGATCTGCCAGGTCGCGCGGTTCGTGCCGACGTCGCTGACCGCCGTAGGCGTGGCGCGCATGACTCCCGGGATGAGCGACCCATACGGGGTGTCGTAGAGCACCGGGGCGGCGGCCGACGTGCCGTCGAAGTGGCCGCCGTTCGCCAGCCACGCCTTCCACTCGGGGCTTGCCGTGGGGTCGGCTGCCACCTGGCGGAAGATGCCCTCGTAGGACGCGGTCGCGCTGTCATAGCGGGCCCGCAGGGCTGCCTCCGCATCGTCGTGGCTCAGGAAGTCGTACCAGTCGGCGTTGTTCGGCTTCAGCACCTTGTCGAGCGCGCCGTTGGCAGTGGCGATCAGCTGCTCGACCGACGTGCCGCTCAGGTTGTCGAGCGCCGACTGGACGTCGGACGGCTTCACCAGTTCGAGGATCCGGCTGTGGGCTGGGTTGCGCACGGCCTCCCCGAACAGCGTGCCCGGGTACTTGCCCTCCGGCGGCTTCAGCCAGAACGCGGCGTCGTTCCAGCCCGGGTGTGCCATGTCGCGCATGGCCAGGCCCTTGTCGATGCCCCACAGCTGGCCGTCGGCTGCGATCAGGAAGTTGCCCGCGTGCGTGTCGTTGTTGGCGGTCAGGTAGTCGGCCACGCTCTGCCGGAGCGCCTCACGGGCCTGCGCTTCGTTGAGGCTGGCGAACGCCTGTATCGGGAGCCGCTCAGGCAGCGGCGTGCAGCCTGGGATGATCGCCTGGATCACGCCGCCCGCGATGCCTGGCCCTGCTACTAGCTCGGTAGCGGGCGCGACGCGCAGCCCCATCTCGGCGCTGATGTGGGAGCCTGCTATCTCCCATTCACCCTGGGTCCGGCCGCCCAGTTGCTTGACCAGGTAGGTGTTCCCCTCCTTGTCGCCGACCAGGGCCTTGTCGGTGAAGCCGCCGAGGGCCTCCTTGGCCTCGTAGGTCGTGTCGGCCAGTTCGTCGGCCAGGGGCGGCTTCGGTAGCTTGCCAACCTCAGCGAGCAGGCCGTGCAGGTTCACCGCCGGGGCTGGTACGAAGTCCCACTTCGGGATAACCGTCGCCGCGGTGTGGTCGCTCACGAGCTTGCCCGTGCCCAGGGAGTCGAGCCACTTGCGCATCCCGGGTCCGGCCGTGTCGGCGTTGATGAGCAGCCCCTTGCCGTCCTTGGCTGCTTTCGCGCCCAGCTGCTGCAGGGCCTTCATGGTCATCTCGGGGTCGAGCGTCGTGAGCCCCTTCGTCGTGGCCCCGAAGTCGAAGACGACGTTCTCTGCAGTGGACCGCCAGGCGTAGGCGTAGGCGACGCCGTCGGCCTTGAGCGATAGCTGGCTCACCATCTCGTCGGCCAACTCCGAGTCGGGCATGTAGTCCTGTAGCCAGGCGAGCAGGTCCTTCGTTGACGGGTTCGACGCCAGGAATTCTGTGAGCGCCATGGCCGTATCGTCGACGTCGCCTTCGATTGACGCGCTCAGGTCCTCGTCGAAGTCGAAGGCGTCCTCGTCGGCGAGTAGCCCGGTCGCCGCTATGTCCGAGCCGAAGGAGTCGACGCTCATCGGCATCTGGCAGCTGGCCGCCTCTTGCACCCACACGTTGAGTCGGTCCCCGCCTTGCACTTCGAGGAACGTCAGGGCCTCGTCCATGTCGTTGTTGCCTTCGGAGTCGGTCAGGCTGTCGCCACAGACCTGGCTCGGCACGTCGTAGGACAGTTCGCAGGCGCAGTTGTTGCCGCAGTTGCTTACCAGCACATCACGGGCCATATAGGCGCCCATGCGCGTGCTAAAGTCGTAGACATGCCCAAGCCAGTCGCGATACCGAACCTCGACCACCTCATCCAGCGATACGAGACCGGGGTGAGCCTCAAGTAACTCGCCCAGGAAGCGGGCGTCAGCCGTCCGACTCTCGCCAGCCGGTTCCGCGAGGCGAGCGTCCAGATGCGCGATGCCTCCGCGGCGCAGGCAGCCGTCTGGGCTGCTGGTGGGCCTGCGATGGTCATGCGTAACCTCGGTCCGGCGTGGCTCGCTCGGCACCTCAAGGGCGGCTCGCCCGAGGAGGCCAACCGCCGCGCGCTGACGGCCGAGGTGTCGCTTCGCCTCCGTGGCCGTTATGAGGACACGCTTGCTGCCGCACTTCGGGCACGTGGCGTGACGGTGACGCAGCAATTGGCGTGCGGCCCCTACAACCTCGACCTCGCCCTTGAAGCACCGCGCGTCGCCGTGGAAGTCCTCGGCACCAACGTTCGGCATGCGACCGGCATCCATCGCATCAAGACGCATCAGCGACTCGAATACCTGCTGGGCTGTAACTGGTGCGTCGTCTTGCTCGACTGCCAGAAGTGGCCCGGTCGAGCCCCCTTCGACTTCGAGCGGGTGGCAGATCAGCTGGTCGCCTTTCTTGATCTGCCGGGCTGGCCGGAAGCCTTCACTGGTCGCTACGGGGTGACCGGGGGTGACGGTGAGCCGGTGGCCGCCCGCAGTCTCTATTTCGACGACCTGTCCCTCGTACCACGACCGGTAGCCTCCTGTGAATGCGCCTGCCACTGGCGTGTCCCCCGGTAGGCAGGACGTATGGCCGCTGCCTGGGAAGATGCCGCTGTCGAGCAGGGCCCGTTCGGTGTAGGGGCTCAGGTCAGCCAGCTGAATGCATTCGATGCAGTGGTCGGTCGGGCCCAGTTCCCAGTTGACGATGACCGCGTCGTCTGGCAGGTCGTCGAGGGCGCTCATCTCGCCGGGGTGGACCATCGTGCCGATGTCCTTGCCCATGGTCTCTACCGTGCGGCCGAACGTCGAGGCCACGGCGGTCTTGGCCGCCTCCTTGCCCTCCTTGCCCATGAGGAGCCCCATGGGGTCGCCCGGTAGGCCTGAGCCCACGAAGCTCTGGGGTGTCAGCATGCCCGAGAGCAGCGCGCCTATCCCGCCCCCGCCTGCGATTGGCGGGACGTTGCCGCTCTGGGCCATCTGGTTGAGCAGGTTGACGTTCGGCTGCGTCAGGCTGGTCACCTGCGCCTGGTTGGCGGGCGTCAGAGGCGTGAGGTTGCCCATCGAACGGCGACCGGCCACGTAGGCGTTCTGGGCCTGCTTCGTGTACTCGGCGACCATGGAGTTCCAGAACTGTTCGAGGCTGATCTGGCCATCGGCGAGCCGCTCGACCAGGACGCGGGCCTGCTCGCTCCATTGGCGGATCGCCGTCAGGGCCCGCTCCTCCGCTGCGTCGTTCTTCTTCATCGGCGCCCACGCCGTGACCGGCAGGCCGACACTCAGGGCGTAGGCGATGGCGGGCAGGTTGTTGATGACGTCGTCGGCGAAGTCAGTGGGGTCGGTGTACTCGCCGTCTTCGACGAACCGGGCCTCAGCGTGTGCCTCGGCTATCGCTTCGAAGAGGCCCTCTGCCGCCTGTACTGCGCGTCTAACCTCCGATGGCGTCGAGAGCATCGGTTGCCTGCCGTGCCGCCCTTAGAACGCGTCGGATGCGGTACTCCTGCAGCGATGCCGCCTCGGTCATGACGTCCTTTTGCTCCTGACCTGGCGGGATCGGTGGCGTAGCCGCGGTGACGGCAGCGCCTGCGCCCAGGAGCGCCTGGGGCTTCACGCCTGCCGCCAGCCCCTGGGCGAGGGCCGCCTGCAGGGCTCCCTGGTTGGCCGGGGCGATGGGGGTGTTCAGGTCGGTGGGGCTCATGTCGAGCGGGAACAGCCGCTCCATCATCTCGTCGATGTTGTTCTGCCCCATGGCCATCAGGGCCGTCTCGACGATGAACTTCTGGCTCTCGATATTGCCGGTCGGCAGGAACTCGTAGAGCGTCTTCAGGCTGTTCATGATCATCTGCTGGTCGCGTTCGATGATCGGCGAGAAGTCCACGTCCACGAACCAGTCGATGGCCCCGCTGGTGTCGTTGGCCCCGAAGAGTACATCGCTGGGCTCGTGCTTTGGGATCAGCGTGATGGCGAAGTCCGGGTCGCGTGGCCACACAGTGGCGCCGCCCATCTCGGCCTCGTTGAGCTTGCTGTCCGGGTTCGTGTCGGCCACGGCCGGTATCCCTGGGATCTTCGGTCCGCTCGTCAGGCCCTTCACGCTCGGAAGCTTCGGGGCGTCTGTGCCGTCGGCGCTCGGCGTATTGAGCACCTGCTGAGGGGTCGTGACCCGCTCAGCGTAGCGGCGGGAGTCGTCGCGGTCGCCGATCCTGCCTGCCTCGTGGGCGGTCGCGAGGAGGAACTGGATCACGTCGGTGATGATGTCGCCCCAGAGCTTCTGCCAGTCCTGGTAGTTCTTGAGCAGCGGAAGCTCCATGGCCGTGGCGGTCGCGAGGTTCGCGTTGGCCTCGTCGCCGAAGTAGTGGTTCGGGATGCCGCCCATGCCTGCCCCGGACATCATGCGGAGGATCCGCTCGTCGCTCAGCGCGCCCTGGCCGCCTGTGTCGGTCTTGACCCAGGACATTTCGGTGCCTTCGTTCTCGACGATGGTGGAGGCTGAGGCGGCGGGTGGGTTCGACTCGTATCGCTGCATGTTGTTGATCAGCGACGACTGCATCTTGGCCACTTCGGCTGCGATGTCGGAGGCCGGTCCCTTGCGCTTCTTCTTCCAGGCGATCTGAGCCGCGGCTCGGTTCAGGCTCGCGCGGTCCTCCATGAAGTCCTTGTGGGCCTTCAGCCAGTCGACGGCGGCGGCCATCTCGGACTCGCCGAACTTGCCGCGCTTGTTGATGCGCACGTGGTAGACCAGGCCGTCGTGGACCTTGTCGGCGGGCGGGGCCTTCATGGCCTTGCCCGACTCGGTCGTGTTGTCGGCGTTGCGCCAGTCACGGAGGTAGTAGAAGTCGGTGGACAGACCGGGCGTGTAGGTCCCGTTCGTGAAGTCGTAGTCGTCCTGTGGCGCTCGCGCCTTGTACCACTTCGGGACGGCGCTGTTCTCCGGGTCGGTGACTATGTCTTCGACGAAGAGCGAGTCCAGGTAGCCCATATGGAGGGCGCCGTTGGTCTTGTCGGGGAACAGGATCAGGAACATGTCGCCGTCAGTCCACAGGCCGTCGATGCGCTCCTTCTGCGCCTGGTGGCTGGTGAACGAGGCGAGGTTGACCGGGTCTTCCCAGAACTCGTCGACGATGCGCGCCACCTTGGCCTTGTTGTTCGCCTTGAGGCTCACTCCCTTGCCGAGCACGTAGTGCTGGAGGAGCATCGCGCCCTGCTTTGCGAGCGGGCTGCGTCGGCGGTACAGGCGGATGCGCTGGAGGAGGCGCTTGCGGTCGTCGTAGACGAGGTCGTAGGACGGGCGGTCAGTGCTCAAATTATTCCAATTTAAGTCCTCAATTTGGCGCGCGACGTCGGTTATCGACTCGTTGAGGGAGGCGTAGGTGGTCGACTGGACGCGGACCGCCTTGCCGTTCGGACCGATTGCGATACCCACTGGAGTCCACCGGTAGGCCGCACGGTTCCGTCATCGCGACCAGCCCTGGAGCGGTGCGACTCGTCCAGGTGGTGCGCCGCTCCCTACGGTAAGGGTGCGCCGCTCCCACGTCAAGGTTACGCTCCGGGGCCGCCGCGAACGGGCAGTTCGGCAGGCGGCCCAGGAGCATGCGACGGCTGTCTAGCCGGTCACCGCGTACGACTTGGAGAAGGCGACCGTGCCGTCGAGGTGGATCGCCTGAACCGTGATCGACGTGGGGCCGAGGATGAAGCGGTCATACGAGCAGTCGGCGGCCGACTTCGAGTAGTAGACCTCTCCCGTGAGTGGGCTGACGCTGTAGTAGGCGGCTCCGGCGCAGCCGTTCACCACCTGTACTCGGCCACCGCTTTCGATGACCTGGCTGTCGTGGTCGTGCCCCGAGAAGAGCACGATGGCGTGTCCTGCCATGGCGTCCCAGATCGGCGCCTGTGCCGTGCTCGATCCGTGGCCTGAGCCACCCGAGAACCGTGGCTCGTGCGTGATGACGATCTTCTTCGTGCCCGGTGTCCCGTTGAGCCACGCTGTCAGGGCGGGCAGGCACGTCGAGCGGGTGTACGTGTTGATCGAGAATATCTGCCAGCCGTTCGAGAGGGTCACGGCGTTGCAGTAGCTCACCGTGTCGGCATACGGGTCTCCGTTGAACTCCTGGTTGTACCCGATGGGGGCGTTGCCCCAGTCGTGGTTGCCCGGCGTCGGCACGGTGATCAGGTGGAACCGTCCGTAGACGGCGTCGAAGAGCTTCCACTCCGCGGCTGTGCCGGTCATGCGAACGTCGCCTGCCCACAGGAGGGCGGCGGGGTTGTCGGCCGCCATGCGGGTGCCGTAGTTGGTCCAGTTCGAACTTGCCGGGCCGCCGTCGCTGATCGCGTCCACCGTGAGGGTGAGTCCGGGTGAGCCGCTCGGCGTGGGCGTCGGCCCTACCGTGGGCGTCGGGCTTGGCTTAGGCGTCGGGCTTGGCGATGCGGACGCCGTGGGGCTGGCGCTCGGCGATGCCGTGGCCGATCCCGTGGGCGAGGGCGAGCCTGTGGCGGTCGCCGTGGGGCTGGCGCTCGGTGGCACGGTAGGCGCCGGGGTCGGGCTGGCGTAGACGCCGTTGTTGTGCAGGATGTCGAGGTAGACGTCGCCCCAGACCGTCGAGGACTCGACGGCGGTTCCCTCGCCCCACTCGTTGAATGTCGTGATCAGCTGCCACTGGGCGTTCGAGGCGATCATCGCCTTGACGTTCGCGGCGAAGCGCGTCGGGTCACGGACGAGCCGCGGGGCTGCCTCGGTGTACTTGTCGAAGCCCGGGCTCACGCTGTAGCTGTAGGGCAACTGCGGCGAGGCTGGAACGTCGGGGCCGTACTGATGCCAGGAGTCTGGCTGGCTGGAGCAGCTGGCGTACCCGGCGAAGACCTTCATGTTCAGGTAGAAGCGCCCGGCGTTGACCTTCACCCACTGGGCGATCTGCGTGCAGTTGGAGCCCGAGGCGTTGTAGACGAAGAGCACCGGCTTGCCGTTGACATGCAGCCAGGCCGGGTCGAGGGCGTCGTCGGAGTACAGGAACGTCAGGTCTGAGTCGATGGCGGCGTCGGTCTGCGGTCCGTTGCCCGCGGGTTCGTAGTAGGCCGTCCACTTGAAGGTCGAGCCCGAGGAGTCTTGGAGCAGGCTCATGAGGCGGTCGTCGGTCGTGGTCCCCTGGCCCCACCAGGACGAGATGCCGACCTGGATCCCGGCGTACTGCATGGCGTAGATGTGCTGTCGAATGACGCTGTCGTCCGAGGAGTCGTAGGCGCCCGTCGAGGGCGTGTACTTGCCGAACGTCGTCTCGGGATACCAGGGGTAGTAGAAGGCCGCCCTGATCGGCGCGGCTGGCGCGGCTGCCTGCAGCGGGCCCAGTGGCGTCTGTCCCGTAGTCAGCATCGCGCCCATTGCCAGAGCGCCTATCAGCAGCACGGCCGCTAGGGCGCGCCAGTTTGTCTTGTCTTTCACCCGAGCACCTCCGCGGCCACGGTACACCCGATGGCCGCGGTGTGGCGTCCTGGTTTAGCTGGTCGGGACGAAGAACTCTTCGCGCTTCCGGCGCTCGACGTCAATGGGCCGCATGAAGGAGGGAAGCCGCGTGGTGTCGAGGACTGGCTCGTGCTCCAGGTCGCAGTCGCAATTCACCGCGCGCAGGGGCTCCGGCTCCGGCGCTTGCCGCAGCGGGTGGATCTCCTGGCACAGTTCGCAGAAGAACGTGGCTTCCATGCGACCATATTGAACCGGCGCGCGACGCTGGTCAAGTGGTTTCGCCTACCAGGAACCCCTCTGCTGCCACGTCGCCCAGGCGTTGCAGGCCGTCCCGTACCTGGACGCCGTGTAGTCAAGCGCCCAACCTGCCTGCGCCATCGGCCCGCGTGGGTCGAGGTCGGCGTGGGTATCGGCCCACGATGGGCTGCCCGCGTGCGTCCAGGCGTCGATCTTGCTCGCTGGTAGAGCCTGCCATAGACCGTAGGCGCCCGAGCCTTCGCTGTTCCAGACGTTCGGGTCCAGGCCGCTTTCCACGTTGGCTATCTGCCACAGACAGTCCGACTGCCTCTTGCCGATCCGCGCCTCTGTCCATGCTCGGGCTGCGTCCAGCGTGTCGACTGCTGGCGCGGACGTCGCCGTTGGGGTTGCTGTCGGCGAGGGCGTCCAGAGCGGGAGTGGCCCGTAGGTCGGCGCCGGGATTGTGGCGGCGATGCTGGGCGCTGGCGGTACCGAGTATGTCGGCGCCGACTGGCCAGTGACGGGCTGGCCGGTGGCGAGCGTGACCACGATCATCGTGGCGATGGCCAGTATCGCTGGCCCTACGGTCTGACGGGGTTTCATCGCTTCCCTCCGTTGGGAGCGCATCCTGCCGGGTCGGGTGGGCGTAAGTCAAGTGGCCCCGTAGTCCTCTGCGCGGGTCGGCCCTGCTGGGGGGTGCGGTGGGGGCACGTTCGCCGATGGCGAGTGCGGCTGTGTGGTTGGCCGATTGGGCGGATATGCGCGTCCTGGGCCGTCACAGGCGGGGAGGGGATCGGCGCTGGGTTCAGTCCGCTGGGCAGCCTTCCCAGTTGCGGTCCTCAGCCGTCCTGGCGCTTTCTGGGCGCTCGCCGATCCCGTCTCCTGTGTGGCCCCTGGCGGATGGGATGGAACCTGAATTCGTCCCAATCCCCGGAAGCCCGACGCGGCGGTGGGAGGTTCGCCCACTGAACCCGGTCTAGCCGGTGCGCCCCGTGCTCGGATCATAGCGTCAAATCAGCGGTGGATTATTCCGTTTCTATTCCTGGCGGGCGATGGCCGCGTTGGCGTAGAAGAGCGCCTCTTCGAGCGCCGTGAAGGCGAGGGACTTCTCTCGGCACTCGGGCAGCATCGCGGCGAGCGCCGTGGCGGTGGTCTTGACCTGGTCCCGAGCCGCTTCGTGCAGGATCCGCTTCCGCTCGTCGGGGGCGTGGTAGTCGAAGCGCCGATCTATCTCGGCTGCGTCGATGATGGTGGCCATTGCGCGGTTCCTTTCGTGGTGGTGGAGGTAGACCCGGTCGCCAGTTGCCGGGTCTTCGTAGGCGATCTTCGGCTGACACCAGCAGTAGCCGTCGACGTGCTGGCCGGTAGGCCAGGGCTCCCGCGGGTCGAAGTCCATTAGGTGAGGGCGCTCACGAGACGCGCTCCGGGGGCTGCGCGAACGCGGTATAAACGGCGAGGTTTGCGCGAAGGTGCTCGTATTCGGCCTCTAGCGAGGCGCGGGACTCGGTGTACTCCTCGCCGGGACGCAGTAGGGCGATCAGGTCGCGGACACTGCCGGGGTAGCCCAACTTGCTGATGAAGTTAAGGGCTACCAGGAGGTCATTTACGCAGGCTGGCAGGGCATCTGCGCGGCCTTCGATCTCGTCCTGCTTGCTCATGGCTGCCGTTCCTCGTTGGCGTCGGATGACAGGGCGGCAGCTTCGGGCGTCCACTTCTGGCGGGCGTATTTGTCCGGGCTGTCGGAGAGAGCGGCGTCCACGTCGTTCGTGGCGTCGTCCGCCCACTGGGCTACGTCTCGGGCGTAGAGAACGAGGTCCGTTTCGGGCGACCCCGTAATGCGCCGGAATGTCCGCCCTGCGTCATCCAGCGCTTCCCTCAGCCTCGCGACGGTCGCTTGCAGGGGGGCGGCGGCTTCGTCGATCAGGCCATACCAACCGCCGTTCGGCATCGGCGTCTGACTCGTCAGCAGGGCCAGGAAGAGCCGATCTTGGGCCGTCTGCTCTGCCGGTTCGGCTTCGGTCGTGGGGCTCATGGTCACGTCCTCGGGGCTCATCGCCGCGTGGTCCTGCGGTGTTCGACGAACGCCAGTAGGAGCAGGACCGCGATGGCGGCGAGCAGACCCGCGATCAGGGTCGGGTCCGTGCCTCCGGTATCGCCCGTGCCGGTCGTCGACGTGACGGGCGGCGTAGCGTGCGGAGTCAGCGCGACGCTCTGTGTGGCTGTGGGCTTGGCTGTAGCGGTAGGCGTCGGCGCCGTTGTGGCCGTTGCTGTAGGCGTGGCGGTGAGTGTCGCCGTAGCGGTCGGCGTGGCTGTGGGCGTCGGGCTGGGCGTGATGACGACCGTGGCGCTCGGGCTTGCCGTTGGGCTGGCACTGTGCGTCGGACTCGGCGAGTGCGTCGGCGTCGGGCTCGCGCTGCGCGTTGGCGTGGCGGTCACCGTGGGCGTGGCGCTACGGGTCGGCGATGGCGTGGGGCTGTGTGTCGGGCTCGGGCTGGGCGTGCATGCCACCAGGACGATGTAGGCGGTCAGGCAGGCTGCGATGGTGATGAACCGGGGCTTACTCATGGTCTTACCCTCTGTAGTGGTGTTGGGCCTTCGATATAGCGGGTGACGAGCGCCTACGCCATGGCGTCTCCGTGCGCGGCGTTCCACTGTCGCTTCCATTCCTCGGCGACCGCGTAACGCTCAGCCTCGTGCTGCTGGGCCTCGGCCTTGACGGCCAGTCGCTGGTCGTCGGTCAGGGAGTCCCACCAGGCGTTCAGGGCCTCATCGGATGTGGCGGCGGCGCGGGTGCCTTCCAGGGTGAGCAGCGAAGGCGTCATGGCTTGCGGCTCCTGTTGACCTTGCCGAGGATGGCGTCTGTCCGGGCCTGGCGTTCGGCTGGGGTTGCGGGTCTGCCGACGTCGCCGAAGCCACCCACGGCCTTCGTCTCGCCCAAGGCGTCCTTCTCTGTGACCACTCGGGCTTCGATGACTTGCTTGGCGGGCATCCATCTGCCGATCACGCGGCCAGTCGCGGTCACGTCGGTCGGCTCGGTCAGTTGGATGTAGGTCCTGCGGAACTCGCGGCTGCCGATCCGGGGCGGTTCTGCCATGCGTGCCTCCTTCGGGGGTGTGGACACATGCTACCACGCCAGGTGTACACGTGTGGCGTCCCGGATACACGAAGGCCCCGGATCTGGAAGGTGGTTGCCCACCCGGCCACCGGGGTCTCTGTGTCTTCACTCGCCGCCCGAGTCAGTCGCCTGCCGTCGATGTGATGCTTCGAGGGTGATGAGACCTCGGTGTGTGCCTCTCGCTTTAGCCTTGCGGCGTCGGCCCTTGCGGGCTTCGAGGCTCCAGCATCGCGACGGGGTCGGGCTTCATCGGCGATCCTGACCGGCGTTGTCGCTGATCGGCAGTATGTCAGGAGAGTGCCGGTGGCGCAATATCGAACCGCCTTGAGAAACGGCGGACCTGGCGCGGTCGAGGGCCTCCTGGTCGCTCCGGCGAATTGGCTGCCCGATGCGGAGGCGGCGGGCTATCTCACGTTGGCCGAGTATGCATTCGGACCAGGTATCCATGGGCTGCTCCCGTGTGGCGGGTGAGGCGTGGAGCCGCTATTCGACGTTGCCCAAAACGTCCAAGCGGCTCCGGCCTCACGAGTCTCTTGCTCAGGCTCGTGCCACCACTGTACCGAGTAGGGTGCGGGGCTGTCTAGTGGGGTCAGAGCCCAGCCGCTGCGACGATGCGGGAGCGGAGCGGTTCGACGTGGCTGACCCGCTTGCAGTTGCAGAGGGTGCAGCGGAAGTTGGCCTCGCCGTACGTGGGGTGGGGGTTCTTCGTTTCGTAGTCGCCCGGGGTGTACTCGTGGCCGTCGGCCAGGCTCGTGACCTCTTCGGCGGGCTCGAAGTGGACGTAGAACTCCTGGCCCATGCGGAGAGCCGGGACGACTTCGGGGTTCTGGACGGTCATCTCGAAGCTGGCCATGGGCGTCGCCTCGGCCCACGCCTTGTTCGCCTCGCCGCGGGTGACGGCGCCGAACTTGACCTTGACGGTGTCGGGGTTGCTCGCCTGGCGTTCGACGGACGCGATGTACAGCTTGGCGGTGAATGCGGTGGTCACGGGGTGCTCCTTGCCATGTGGGGCGCGCTTAGGCGCCGGGGATATTCACATGGCCTGGCGACGCCTTCGGGGCACTCGCCGCCACGGGTAGTCTAGCGCAGCCGGTGTCGTTCTTCGACGTCGTGGTCGCACGGCTTGGCTGGTGTCGGGTTGACGCACTGGGCGCATGCCTCGCCCGTGCAGTAGGGGCACTCGTTCGACCAGTCCTCCATGCCCCGGCACTCGACGACCCGAGGCTGACGCCCGAGGGACCATCGTCTCCCTGCGGCGTCGGTGAACTCCATCCGTTCGACGCGGGCGCCAGGGATGGCTCGAAGGCGCTCCATTGCCTCCGGCCCATCCTGCTCTCGGTCGACGGTGATCTCCGGCATCAGGCGTTGACGCCTCTCCAGTGGGCTACGACACGGACGCGGACCTTGCCGTCCTTGCGGATGATCAGCGGCGGCTCGGCTTGGACCAGGTGCTCGCCTTCCATCCAGCGGTTGACGTATTCGACCCACTCTTCATCGGTCCGGTCGTCGTCGATGGTCTGGATCCCGTACGTCTGGTTCGTCAGGAACATGCTGTCGGGCGCCGTCGACTTACCCATTGGACGCTTCGGTCTCGCTCGGGACCATCGGCTCGCCTATGCTCTCGTGCAGCGGGAGTGTCTCGGGATCCAGCATCTGCTGTCGGAGTGCCCGGAAGGCGATCAGGAATTGGGCTGCCAGCTGTTGGGTCGCGCCGAGGTTCTGCTGGGCGAACCGGTAGAGCATCGCGTCTGCCTCGGCCGCGGCGGCTGCGCCGAGCAGTTCCCCGGCTACCTTGCGGGCGTCGGCGGCGCTGACCATGATCGACCAGCCGCCTTCTTCGGGGCCGGTGTAGCTCATCTGGACCGCTGGCATGCCGTCGGATGCCTGTACGGCCGACGACACCACCAGGCCCTCTGGCTCGTGCTCGTGCTGGGTCCCGTCATCGTGCGTGTGCATCACTTGTGCTCCTCTTCGAATGCCTTGATGATCTCGGCCCAGCTGACGCCGATCTGCTGGAAGACTGGGAGCAGGGCCTTGCCGATCTCTCGGGCGGTGCGGTTGAAGGCCCGGTTCAGGTCGCGCTCCTGGATCGCGAACGTCTGGTGCATGTCGTGGGCGTAGCGGGCTCGGTCCTCCCGTTTGACGTGGCGGAAGATGCGGTGTGGCCTCGGCATCGTCCAGGCCGCGTCCAGTCGCCACAGGGCGATCCCGCTGGCGATGCAGGCGCCCAGTGCGATCACGACCGCGGCTATCGCCACGAGGTTCATTCGAACAGGCCCGCCATCTCGGGCTGGCAGAGCGAGCAGCCACCGCTGGGACCTGGTGCGTCCTTGATAGGTCGGCGCTCGACGGTCATGCCCTGTAGGGCGAACGTCGCTGCCTCCTCCGCTGAGCCGGGTCCCTCGTCGACGATCACGGCTCGGGTGTGGCCACAGGCAGCGGTGATGACGTAGGCCATGGTCACGGCTGGGCCCTGGGCTGCCTGCCAGTCCCCGAAGGTGGGCTTACTCACGGGGCCGGTCGAAGGCGAAACGGGGCATGACCTCGGCCAGCGCCCGCAGGGCCTCGGCTGGGTCGTTGCGGTCCTGGGCGATCAGGATGCGGCCGTCCTTCCACCAGCGTGCCGAGTAGCGCGGTCGGTCCTCGCCGTCGATGCTGCGCTGGTTCTTCTGGACGCCACTCAGCATGACCCCGGTGTACTCCGGGCGCGCCTCTTCGGCCTTGGCCCAGGCGAAGTCGAGGGTGTCTTCGTCGAGTACTCGGGCCCAGCAGCCGCAGTCGTCGACCATGGCCAGCGCCGTGTTGTGCGAGTCGTCAGCCCAGATGGCATTCAGTGGGATGCGCGCTCCCGCTGGTATCCACCCCGGCCGGTGTGGCGCGTCGCCCTGGCGGGCCGCTCCCACGCGGTGCCAGGGGCCGAGGCGGGCCTTCTGTGTGGCGACGACGATGCCTCGCTTCCTGAACTCGGCCAGGTCGCCCTCCAGGGTGGGGCGTTCGCTCATTGTGCCCGCTCCTCTATCAGCTGGCGGGTATAGCAGCAAGCATCGAGCAACTCCTGATAAAGGTCCACCAATCCGTCGCGCCCGTTGTGGGCCTGCAGCGGCGTCCCGTATCGCTCCACGCCAAGTCGCTTGCGCTCGGCTAGGTCGGCCACTACGAGGTCGACGATAGCCTGTCGGTCGTTCGGGATCGGGGCTGGCTGGTCTTCGATCCTGGGCGCCCGGTATTCGATCTGGACGCCATCGGTGCCGTTGTAGCTCATGCCATCTCTCCGCTGCGGACGGTCGTGCCGTCTTGGTCAACGAGATACCAGCCCCGTGGGGCCATGTCGTATTCGACGATCAGATGTGCCGGGCCTTGTGCAGTCAGGCGCTCCCTCTCCTCCCGCGACCGCTCTCCGATCAGGGCGGGCCCGGCATTGAAATCTCGCATGGCTTCGACCTCACGCAGCCGGTAGAGGTAGCTGGTGACGGCGTTGAACACCGCGTGGCCGCAATGTATCTCCAGGATCGGGCCCGTCAGGATGACGTGGTCCTCCCACGTCGACACCAGGGCCTTGCCGTGCTCGTCTGGGCTCACGCCTTCACCTTCAGGTCCGGTAGCAATTCGACGTTGTAGCCGCAGGCGTCGTCGGTGAAGCGGCGGCGCTTCGACTGGTCGATGATGGCCAGTACGTTCGGGGCGGCGGCGCCTGGCGCGATCTCCCGGAGAGCGTGGCCACAGCACGGGCACCAGACGACCTTCTGGCCGCTGCCCGTCCTGGCGAACTTGGCCGGGCCTTCGAACGCTGCCCGGTCGCCCTTGCAGGCCCCGCGGCACGTGCCGTTGGGCGAGGCTTCGCCCTTAGGTGATCCCGGGAACACGGCGCCTCCCTATCGGCGGTTGCGCTTGCGGCTCGCCCGAGCCATCTTCCGCCTACTCTCGGCGGTTGTGGTCTTCGGCTGGATGTACCCTCCTGCGTGTCGGGATGGCACGCGGCGCGTGACGGCGTGGAGGGCGGCCAGGTTGGCGGCGGCCTTGGCCGCCGTCTCCTTGATCGGCCCCATGCTCTCGGCCATCTGGCGTATGGCCTCATCTCTTTCGAGGGCCTGCGCCTCGGTCAGCACTGTGTGCTCGGCAGTGTGGCGGGCGCACTCGCCTCCCGGCAGGAGGGCGGGCTGGTCGCAGTCCGGCTGCTTACAGGGGCCGTGGCCGAATGGGTCGGGCGCCATGGCGGCGACCAAGTCGTTCATGACCACCTTGCCGTCTTCGACTGTCTGCGCCAGGACGGTAGTCACGTCGGGCTCGCTCGCAAGGTCGATGCCCTGCTGGACGGGTGGTTCGGAGTATCGCCAGTCGCCAGCCCAGTCCTCCGGGTTCAGCGGGGCTTCGATGTCGGCGACTTCCACCTGCTCCTCCTCCTTCATGCGAACGGCCATATGTGGGCTGCCCGGGCGATCTGCCCTAGCAGGACCGCGGCTGCGATGATCGCGATGCCCCAGCCGAAGAACCGGTTGACGTTGCGGTCGACGCGGCCCTGCAGGCAGGGGCAGTCCTTGGCCGAGAGGGGCGTCTCGTTCATTCGTCGTCGTCCTCGTCGAGGAACTCGACCGCAAGGCCGTGGGTCTCTGCGGGCTGCTCGCCGCGGGCGATAGCCTCGTTCAGCAGCTTCTCTCCGACGTTGAGCGCCCGCTCCAGGACGAACGGGCTCCTGGCTTCGCCGATCAGATCGAACTCCGCGATGATGGCCTGGTGGCTCGCCCCGTCTCGGCGTCGGCGAGCCATGGCCATCAGTATCTTCTGGGGGTCGACCGACAGCTGCTGTCCTGGGGCCGTGTAGGTCAGCCCGGCGTCGGTCTTGACGATCCTGGCCAGCCCTGGCCCGGAGACGGGCTGGCCATCGGGGCCGTAGATGACTCCGGGTATTCGGTCCATCAGGCCACCTTGCGCTTGCGTGGCTTCTTCCTCGTCATCCCGATCCCGGCCTCCTCCCGGGCGTTGAGCACCTCTATCAGGGACACCGTGCCCTGTGCGCTCAGGAGGGGGTACAGGTTCCTCGCCACGGTCGTGTGCTCGCCGCACGGTACTGCGGCGCCGGTCGTGGCCAGGTGGGGGTGGTGGGCGACGCACAGGCGCCGCCCGAATTCAGTTGCCGGGATCATCAGAGTCCCTTCTTGCCCATCCAGGTCTTCAGGGCGGCTGCTATCGGCTTAGTTGTGCCGGTGTGGCGCTTAGCGACCCAGGAGCGAACGGAGTCGGCCAAGGAGACGTCCTCCGGGTAGACAACCGGGCTGGGGGTTGGGGTTGGGCCCGGGGCCGGGGGTGGGACTGGGACCGGGCTCGACGGGAAAGGGCGGTTGGTCAAGCTCGTGTAGGCGCTGCGCAGCGCGGCCTGATCGACGCCTTCCAGGAACGTCTTGTCGTGGAGGTGCTCGGGCAGGATGACTGCCCAGGCCTCGTCTAGCTGGTGGGCCAGGAAGAGGTCGGTCATGTCCATGATCGACGCCCAGGTGATGCAGGCGGTGCGGTCCTTCGTGGCGAGCGTCGGGTCCTTCACGAACCGGCCGACCGCGATGGCGTGGCCGCCCCAGGCTTCCTTGTTCTTCGGGTCGTAGTCCCAGACGGTCTGGGTCTGCTGAGCCACTTCGAGGTTGACGCCGATCAGGATGCATCCGAAGACGGCGACCGCGGCGCGAAGCTCATCCAGGTTCGTGTGGTCGAAGGAGCCGAACCCGAGCACGTCGTGGCCTGCGATGCCTGCCTTGACGGCCGCTTCGAGCATCGTCTGCAGGTCGACGCCGTTGTCGTCCGCGTCGGTGTCGGGGTCGAAGTTGGGGTTGCCGCTCAGGCGGTAGAGATCGAAGACCTGCTCGTCGGTGGCGCTGATCCCGACGCCGTTCAGGTACGTGGTCAGGATGAGGAGGTCGTTGGCCAGCGACGTGGGGCCGCAGGTGCCGTACTTGTTGTTGCCGCCCAGGATCCACTTCTTGATCCTGGAGTAGTCGTCCACCGAGGATGGGATGGCCGGTAAAACGCCGGTCATCAACGGGCCGAGGCGCAGGGATGGGGCGCGCTTCGGGGGGCGTCGGCCGAGTGCGCGGTCGAGGGGCTGGATAGCCATCAGGTTCTCCGTTTGTGACGAGTCTGGGCTCTGCCAATGATAGGTTCAGGCGCCTTGCTTCGGTAGCTTCTTTCGGAGTTTCTCGACGGCCCCGAGCCGGGTGTCCGATGCGGTCACTTCGGCGGGCTGGCCGATCTGCCAGAGCGTAGCGAACCACGGCGGGGTTCCGTCGGTGATGACCCTCCCTCGCGACGTGTGGCTAATCTGGACCACGCCGCCGGTCTCATCTTCGATCTCATCGAGGAGCACCTGTAGGCGGGCGGCTTCGATCATCAGGGTCCGTTCGGCCCTCGTGGATAGGAGCGTGGGGTCGAGGCCGAGGATGCGCAGGCGTTCGGTTGTCAGTCTCATGACACACTCACCGTGACGTTGCCGTCCTCCCAGAGTAGGCCTCGAACGTCGCCGCTCATGACGACTGGGCCGTCGCCGTCTTCGTCGGGCTCGCCCCTCGGGTCCCGCAGGAGGATGGAGTCGCCGACTTGCGGCACGTGGTACCAGTGGCGGGTGACGGTCGCGGCCTGGTTGAAGCCAATGTCCACGAAGTGGAGCGTCACCAGTGGTCCGGGGTTGGACCGCCACTCCTGCCGTTTCGGTGGCGGGGGCGGCGGCGGCGGGAACAGCGGCTCCTGCGTCATCTCCTCCCCACCTTCGGGAACTCGTCGTAGAAGAGCGACGTCTTGTGGTCCCTGGCGTGGGCCGTGGAGCCGTCCACGCCGATGAAGGGACCCGCGAGGTGCGGCTGTAGGCGGACGCCGCAGTCGTCACAGAAGCGCGGCGCTTCGGGCGACAGCCCGAGTTCGCGCCTGGCCTGGCAGGGATCGCATGGTCGGGCTTCGGCGGTGGGTCCCATGCACCCCATGCGGTCGGTGCTCTTTTCGCAGCGCCGCTGAGCGAGGTCTTCGAGCAGGCTCAATTGGGCACCTCCGGCCGAAGCTCGTCCGTCGAGAACGGCACGCACCCCGGGAATGGTTCGACCCATTCAATGCCGTTGTAGCCATCAATCCGCACCCAGGCGTCCCCAGTGTCTTCGTCTATCGCTTCGATTTTGCCGTGGGTAGCGTTGAAGGTGGGGGACTTAACGCTGTCCACCACGACCCGGGTTCCGGGTTCCATCGTGCCTCCTCTACTCGATGCCGAAGATGTGACGGATGTCAGCCATGGCTCGGCCGTCCATGACCATCGCGGTGGTGAACCGGAGCACGCGCCAGCCCCGCTGGACGGCGTCGTTGTACTTCTCAAGGTCCTCTTCGTAGCCCTTGCCTCGCGTGTGAGCGCCGTCGCTCCAGGTTCCGCCTTCGACCTCGACCGCGATCCTGTAGGCAGGCCACGCGAAGTCGAAGCGCCAGTCCCGCTCGGGAGCGGCGAAGCGGTATTCGCGGACCGGGAGTGCGATCCTGGCCTTTCCGATCACCAGCCCCTCCAGGCGTAGCTGCCCCCACAGGGTCTCCTCGCCATCGGACGGCGGGCGCGGCGTTCGGGTGCGCTTAGCTCCTGCTGGGCGTAGCTGTCGCCTGGCAGCGGCGGGCAGGTCCTCAAACCGCAGGGGGCTCACTTCGGCCACGTCCGGCGGTAGCGGCCCCAGAGCCGACGCGCCCATGCGTAGCTGCTCACCCTGTCGGAGTAGAGCCACCAGAGCAGCATATGCAGGCGGCGGCGCCGCGGGCTCATTCGGGCGACCGCGGTGCGCTGGTCGTAGAGCATCCGGTAGCGGGTCACTTGTGCTCTCCGCGGTCGAAGATGCAGAACCACCAGAAGGCGAACCACAGGACGGCGACGACGATCATTCCCGGTTCCATCGCGCCGTCCTCACTTCCGCTCCTCGGGCTGCCCGCAGAAGTCGCATCGGTCGAGCGAGCGGCTGTAGTGGCAGCGGTGGTCGGTTGAGTTGGGGCAGTACCAGCCGAGGTCGCGGCGGCAGCCGGGGTACTCGCACCGGGCGCTATCGGTGCGCCACTTGTCGGTGGCGTAGTAGTCGCCAGGGATCTCCTTGACCACGCAGACGTGCGCGGCGAGGGCCTTCCGCTCGGCCTCCCTCTGCGCCTTGTAGGCTTCGACCGCCTCGGCTTCGATGGCCAGAATGCGGGCCAAGGTTCCGCAGGTGCAGCGGGTGTCGTCCTCCCACTCCCAGACCGGGCACTCGGGGCCGTGGTACTCCCGGAATGCCGTCGTGGCCCGTCCTGTCGGCGTCGCGGGCAGTGTCATTGCAGCAGCCTCGGTTCCGGTAGTGGGCTCGGGAAGCCGCGCTGTATGTCGGCCATGGCCAGCTGGACTTCGAGGTCGACCAGTTCCAGGTCGCGGCACGTGGTCACCATGGGCGGGTTCGCCCAGAGCGGCGACCCGTCCGCCTGCCTGGTCTCGTTGACCGCTGCCAGCAGGGGCTCGATCTCATCCCAGGCGCCCTCTTCGGGCACTCCGGCGGCCATCTTCGTGACGTAGGGATTGTTGCTGTAGAGGAGGACGTCGTAGCCGCCCTCGCGGATGTAGACCGACAGGCTGGCGCTCGGCCAGACCGCTACGTAGACGACGTCGCCCCGCTGGTGGATGTCCTTGCGCCCTAGCTTCCGGGCGAAGTCCGGGTGGGTCTCCTCTCCCGGGTGGACCAGCCATATCTGGGCCGTCTCGGTGTCGACGTCGGGTGGCCGGTCTGGCCTGCCCGCGTCTCGCAGCATGTCGCGGTGTGCCAGCCACTGGAGGAACCCCGCACGGGAGATCCTGTAGGCGATGACCTCCTCCTCTCCCGTGTTCTGGTTCCTGACCTTGACGCGGTGGTACATTCGGGCTAACTCCAGGGGTCCGGGTCGAGTAGGTCGGCCCGATTGACTTGTCGGATGAAGCGGACCATCTCCTCTTCGATGACCGTGAACTCGCGGGTCTTCTCCAGGGTGAGCAGGGCGAGGTCCTCCTGTCCGGCCTCTTCGAGCAGCTTGGCTGCCTGGGCCAGTTTGTCATGAGCCCGGTCCCGTCGGAGAAGGTCCTTGAGTAGCGGGTACATGGCGCCCGGGATGACCGGCAGCGGCTCGACCCAGCCCCCATCTGTCGGCGGCGGTGCGATGCGAGGTTCGACTTCGATCTCGGTGGTCGAGCCGGTCACCGCGTCGATCAGCGTCACTGTGGGTTGCTTGCCTCCGGCCCAGGTGGTGGGCTCCGGGACTGCGACGGCGATCACTGCGCCCTCCTCTTCTCTTGCGATGGCCTCCATGACCTTGCGACCCTGGGAGGTGATGCGGAGGCCGGTGAGCATCGTGGACGTGCCCAGTTTGCGCTCCCGGAAGGTCAGCAGGCCTCGCTTCTGCAGGTCCCATAGGACGTGGGCGAGACGGTGTTCGGGGACTCCTGCGAGCCCCTCCAGTTCGCGGACTTCGATGTCTACCCAGCCGCGCTTGTCGGCGTGGTCGACCAGCAGGCGTTCGATGGTAGGACGACGAGCCTCGCTGGTCATCGTCGGGCCGCCTTGTCGATGGCCTTGGCCAGCCGTCGATACTCGACCGCGAGGCTCAGGCACATCTTGCGTGCGTTGCCCATGAGTTCGTCGTCGTCAGGCTTCGCGCCGTCGGCGACCCGCTCGTTCTCTGCGGCGGCGTGCCGCAGTTCGGAGGTCACGAGGATGGCCTCGGCCTCGGTTAGCTCGATCAGCATTTCGCCTCCTGCTCTACATGGCACCTCTTGCCTGGTGCCTCACCAAGATAGCACGCCTGTCAAGTGGTTTCGCTATCCCCTTGCACCGGCTCCCCGATGTAGCGGGGCCAGCCGGGCACGTCCTTGCCGCCGGTCCAGATCACCCAGCGGTCACAGCCCGGGCACAGCTTGTTGCGTTGGCGGGCCTTGATGCGGCGCTCCGCGGCACCGCTGTTGCCCATGTAGCCTGCTGGCATCGGGGCATGGCGGGCCGCGTCGGGGCAGGTATCGAACCGGTGGTCGAGCGGCACCTCGGTGTAGAGGGCAAACTCCTCGCCGCCGCAGATGTAAGTCACGGCCTTCGGGCCGTTGTGGATCCCCATCAGTACACCCTCTCCGGCGGGTCGATCCGGGTCACGTGGGGGCCGTGCTCGATAGTCAGGACGGTCGTTGGGCTGTCCATTCGGCCGACTCGGTATGGGACGCCGTCTCCGTGGACGTCCCGGCTGAGTATGTCGTCCGGGGCGCTGATATTCGCGATGTGGGCGTTGGCCACGTCGGCGTCGAAGACGGTCTTACCGTCGATGGTGATCGTCAGGTGCTTCACAGCGGGCTCCATCTCGGGACCTGCCGGGTCTCGATCCGTACGTATTCGAGCGGCGGGTAGTCGGCGATGGACTCGGCCATCTCGGCCCATCGTTCGGCCCACGTCTTGCCGCCGCAGCCGCACTGGTAGCCGCTGCAGCAGACGTAGGCGTCCGGCTTCGAGTCTGGGTAGGACTCCTGGTAGCGCCCCTGGAAGAACGCTAGGCTCCGCTCAGCCCGGGCCCTGCTGTTGCCGCAGTCCTTGGACTTGGGGTTCAGCCCTTCACGCTTGTAGGCGACGCGGTATTCAGTCCTCATATTCGAACTCGATCCGGTTGACCATGCGCCACGTCTCGCAGCGGTTGGCCTTGCAGAACATCGCCATGAAGCCGTGCGGCGTCAGGTCAGGGAAGCCCTCGGCGGCTGTCTCGCCTTCGTAGGCGTAAACGTTGTCGAGTTGCTCCCGCTTGACGCTCACCACTCGGATCAGGCAGATCGGCTTGACGTGCTCGCCCTTCTTGAGGCCCTGCGCCTTCTCAACGGCTTGCAGGATGTCGCCCGGCCTGAGCTTGCCGGTCCATCCGATCCGGCGCGTGACGGTCTTGCGCCGTTGCCGCACGGCCTCGGTGGTCATCGAGAAGGAGATATTCCTCACCGCAGGGCCCTCCTGATACTGGCCACGACCGGCACGGGAAGTGGGCCGATGACCCTCACTACGATTGCCGACGGGCACTGGACGGAGCCGCCATCGTCGAGCAGGTAGTCGGGGTCCCGCTCGACCGGATCGACCGGCTCGGCCGCGTAGATCCAGCCGCCGGACGCCCGCGGATACATGGCTGCGTACACCATGGCTTGCTGAATGTCCGTGACCAGGAAGACCCGGTCATCGCGCATGTGGTCAACAGGGCCGACGATCTCGGCCCTGTGTTCGCGGGCTATCTGGGCAAGCGACTTCGCGCCTGTCTTCGAGGGCGGGAGAAGCTGGTCCCCGAGGTGGAGCCCCGGGACGCCGCCGTGGTAGTAGGTCATTGCGGGTCCTTCTTGGTTGCGATGAACAAGGACCGGCACCGGCCCTGGATGAGTACTATGCCGTGGCCCTGCGCCGTAGCTCGTGGGCCTGCGAGCCGCGGCGGGTGCTTGGCCATCTCGGCCCTGACCGAGTCGAGGTCCCAGTCGGCGCCATAGGCCTTGCCGTTCTTTCCGACCAGGAACGTGTGGACTCGCCACGGTCCCCAGGTGGCATCGGCGAGTAGCTCCTGGAAGGTGTCGAGCCTCGCCAGGGCCTCTTCGACGGTGATGGGCTCAGCCACGGTCTGGGCTCCAGATCGGGTCCAGGTGGGCCAGGATGCACCCCGGGGCGTGGTGGCCGATGCGCTTTGCCGGTTGGCTCTCCGTGTCGTAGCCGACCCCGAAGGCGCAGGCCCGGCAGTAGTCGTCCCGGTCACGGACCCCGCAGCTTTCGACCATTGCCCTCAGGCCCGTCTCCGCTGCGCACGTAGGGCAGGTTCCGGGCTTGGTCTCCAGGACGTCGGTCCGCCAGACGTGGCCGCACACTCCCAGCCAGACGCCATTGTGGAACCCGGTCGGGACCTCGGGTGGCTTTGGGATCGGCACGTAGCGGGCCTTGTAGTGGATCTGGTCTGGGTCCGGTTGCTCCGGCTCGGGATCGATGTGGAAGTCGCAGGCCGTCCCGCACATCGGACATGGAGACGCTGTCCGAAACCCTTCGCTGTGCCCGCGCAGGCTCACCAGCAGGGCGTCGAAGTCTACGCTAGGCACCGGTTCTCCTCCTGATCGTGAATGGCTTGCGGCAGGACCAGCAGCGCCCTTCGATGACGTCCGGCGACACGGTGGGTTTACCGGTGACCGTGGCGTCGCAGCTGGGGCATCTGAGCGAGGGTGGCGGCTGTGGAATGACCTGCTCGGGGGCCTGTCTGCCGATCTCCATGATCGTGGCGCCTCGGACGTCCAGGCTGGCCAGCCGGTACTGCCAGACGTCGCGGTCGCCGTGCGGGTGGCGGCGGTCTTCGATGGGCCAGCCCTCGGCTCGGGCCTCCCGGAGTCGCTTGAGTCCTTCGCTACCGCCGACCGCGGCCGTGGCCAGTTCCGACCCGTTGACCCACTCGCCCTTAGCCTCGGTCAGGCGGGCGAGCACTTGCTCCTTACGGGTTAGAGTCGAGCGATTGGCCATCTGTCTCCCTCCTGGCTTCTCTTACGGCTGCCGGGAATGAGTCGATCCCGGTGGGCCAGAACTGTCGGGTTGGGTCGATAGGGCCGCTCTGCGCTTGCTTCGGCTTGCCATCGTGGTCGGAGTGGGGGCAGTACTGGCGGGCCGTGTCGGACTTCAGGTGGATCATCCGGCCATGCTCGGGGAAGGTGGGGCAGTGGTCGCCGTCGCCGACGTCGCTGGTGCTCATCAGAAGTCCATCCTCTCTTCAGCCAGGGCGCCCTTCGGCAGCCAGGAGTAGCGGTGGCGCTCGTCGCCGCTGGCCGCCTGGGCCCGCCACGGCGCCGGACGCGGGCTTTCGACCTTGAGGGGCTGCATCCGGCCGCGCCGGTCGCTCCTGCCGTAGCCCAGGGCTTCTAGGGCCGCGTCGGCGTCGTCCAGGTAGAGCAGGATCACCTTCGGGCGAGCCCGGCGGATGGCCGCCTCTGCCTCGTTGCCGCCCATGCCCATGACCCGGAGGGCCACGTAGGCGCTGACCGGGCCGCGGTTCTTGCCGCTCCAGCAGTGCAGGTAGATGCGGGAGGCGGGCTCTGCGAGCGCCTCTTCGACGTAGGCGGCGGTCGTGGCGAACCAGTCGACCGGCTTCCACTTCCCGTCGTCGTCGACGCCGTTGATCAGGGCGGGCATCCCGGCCGCGTCGGCCAGGTCTGCGCTCCGCTGCTCCAGTTCGGTCGCGGCGGTCACGATGTGCGTGATGCCTGCGACGCGCAGGGTCGCCATATCGTCGGCGTCCCAGATGCCGCCTCCGGTCGCCACCCGCGGGTGGACGAAGGTGTAGTCGATGGGGAA